TGTTTGGTGTTAATCTGGGCAATTTCTATATTGTCTTCCACTAAGTAATACTTTCCTTTTTTAGCATTAAACGAACCAGGACCCACAACTTCCGACCCTATACTTCTAATTTCACCCAAATGTAAAGGGGCACCTTTTAAATCTTCAATAATAGGATGCTTAAGTAATTTAGTCTTTGGGAAATCTGGACAAATATAGTAAAGATGGCAACCATTTCCTGGAGTTCTAACTTTAAATGTTGGTGGTAACTTTTCAATGGCAATTCTTTCCATTAATCTAAGGTCACAATCTAATACTATAAGATTTCCTGTTCCGGTTGCTACACCATATATGTTATCTTCTACCATATACTTAGCCAGTATAACGCTAGTATAAGGATAATTCTTGGTCTTATTCCATCCCTTTTCAGCGGGTAGTTTAGATTCTGGTCTTATCTTTATAAACCTGAAATCTCCATTCTTTAATTGGTTAGGAAAGTTTATCATTTTAATAGTTCTGGATTTTCATAAATATTACCTATAATAATATACTCTTCATCTTCATAAAGATATTGTGCCTTAGCGTGTTCTGGCATTTCTTTATCTAATGTAACTCTCCAAAAATTTGGTGTAATCCATTCAATAACTTCATATATTTTTCTTGTTAATTTATGCTCTTTGATAAATTCACTAACTTCAACAATATCCCCTTCATAAATTTCTTTAGCATTTTTATCTTTTAATCCCGTATATTGCATAATTGGTTCTGTAGGATGATTACTTATCAACCCAAGTGTTTCAATTCTTTCTTTACCTTTTAAATCTCTTAATATCAATAAGTCTGGATAATACATTCTTTTACAACTTCTATTCCAACACCTAAATTTTAATTTCCTCATCTTTTACTTCCTCCGAAACCTTTGAAGAAGGGCCAGCCGAACCCTCGACCGACCCCTCAGCGTATAAGCATTTACCCTCTTTAAAGTGTTCACAAGGGACATCTAAGTCCCCACATTTACATATATACATTTTTTTCTTACTACAATAATAAGTTTCGATTATCATATTTTCAAATCCATCAAACAACTTGGACCCAAATATTCTAAGTCCTCTTTCTGAACAAACCAGTAACCTTTAAATTGTACACCATCTTGTTCTCTCGTACCATGACCAATATCAGGATAATGTAAGAATTGGATAGTATATTCTCTATCTTTGATTTCTACAATTTTGACCTTTAAAATCTTTTTTCTCCATATTTCGGTAGGAAACATTGTCATTATGTTTCTATACTTACAAACCATTCCAACTTTAAGTTTTTTCATATCATTACCAAATCCATTAAATTTTTAGGGGCTAAAGTAAAATATTTATTAAACCATTTCATATCTCCAATATAATGTTTAAAATCATCCATGCCTTCGGTCTTAAGTTGCATATGTGTTCCTTCACCAATATATTCATAACTCTTTCCCTTATAAGCAAATTGTTTACCACCATCTGTAAACCCATCTTTTATACAAAGACATTTCATAACCCACACTCTACTAATTCTTTATGTATATCTTCCTTTTGTTCATCTGGTAAACTATCCCAATACTCCATTAATATAAAGTATCCTTTTTTATAATTGGGTTTCGTTTTAAACCACCACTATCTCTTCTTCCATAGGCTTTACATTAACGGTTTCAGCAAAGGTACAAGTTTTACAACCATAAAGAAGTTTATTAACCATCTCACTTTTGAGGAATAATTCATTCTTAGAATTTCTACCCACGATATAATATCCTTCTTCTCCTTTTATCCAATAACAATCTAATGGTCTAAGTTCCATAACTCCGCCACAATTAGAACATATTTTTGTAGATAAAGGTATTGAAGGAGGAATGTAGTTAGGTTCTCCCTTCTTAATTCCCACTTTTAGTCCTTTAAAAAGTATATCATCCATTTTGTTCACCTCTTTCAAAAACTTCAATTCTATCTCCTTCGTCAGCCAAATCAAAGTGTGGAGATAATAATGCTATAAGCCTTTCTCTATTAACCATATCTGTTATAATACTATCTCCATCTAAATTTACTATACAAACCTTTTTAAGTTTTGCCATGATTTCACCTTCTTAAATAAATATTCATCTGTGCTTGGTCCCAATTATCTTTTAACCAAACAACCAAACTAACCAATATCATTAAAATAAATATTATTACTACAAAATATTTTAGTATTGTTAACCAAAATTGTGGTATAATATGTATTAAGAATGCCGTAATAAGACATAACCCAATTATACCTATGATAAAACATAATAATATTCCTATTTCTTTTAATTTTAACTTAATAAATTCTTTCAATACTTCAATATCTACCATTCGTAACACCTTTACATTTTTAAATCCATCAAACACTTGGGATAAACAAGTTCCCAAACCGCTAACCAATCTTTATCGTTAGATAACCCAAAAACAACATCATATTTATCATTTACTATGTCCCAGTATCCTTCCTTATTTTTTTTAGTTACCGTTACAATATCTCCAATTTCTAAAGGGTTATAACCATTCTCCGGATGCGTTCTTGGTCTTTTCATTAATCTAAGTTTCATACCTTTTCTAATCTCTTTCCATTTCACCATTGTAAATCCATCAAAGTTTTTTTGGGATAATCAAACCATTGATAATCTTTACCATATACTTTAAATGTTTCTTTTTTTGAATTTTGTACCCAAAACTCATTAGTGTATGGAAGTTTAAACATATCAACTTTATCTCCCTTTTTACAATCATTAAAGTTCCTATTAAGAATCATAGTAACGATTCCACTAGGAAATTGTTCCCGTTCTTTTTCGTTCATATTTTCAAATCCATCAATGTAGATTTTACCTTTTTAACGTATCTAAAACAACAGTTCCAAATGGTTAAGTGTTCTTCGTAGGAAGATATTATATATACCCGTTTATCTTCTATATTATTAACCGTATAAACTTCTCCAAGATTTAAGCCAGAACAATGTTTCTCACCTATTTTAGAGAATAGTTCTATCTTCATTCCAACCTTGAAATCTTCCTTTTTCATTTAAGTTTCTCCGCTAACTTTTTAAACTTTTCCTTCCTAAGTTTAGATACGAATTCTTCCGCCCCACTACAAAGTTCTAAAAGAGCACAATTCTGGCAATTAGAACTAAGTTTCTTAGGATAGTCATCAATGTTCCTACTCATTGTTTTCTCCCTTACATATAATACCGTATCTCTTCCAAACTTAATAAGGTCAGGTGTTACTTCTAACATTGGTTCCTCTCCAAATCTAAGGAAGATTATGGACACGAAATGTAAAGGTTTCTTTTCTTGTTCCAGATACATAAGAGCATAAATGGCTATTTGTCGCCTTTGGTCTTCAGTAATTCCGATACCATACCTATTACTGGTTTTGTAATCTCCAAGAGTTACTAATCCATCAAAGTTTTCATAAACCCTATCTGCTTTACCCCTAACTTTCATTTCGGGAACTTCTAGTTTAACCTCGTTAAGTTTAGGTCTTAAAAGATACCAAGCGTGTCTATAATTCTCAGCCTTACCAGCATCAATAATACCCTCTATTTTATCAAGGTGTCTTGTTACAAATTTAGTAACAATATTCCAAGCATCCTTTTTATGCATAACCAATTCTTCATCAGGAAGTTTAAGGTCTTTAAGTTCAGGATTGATTTCCCACTCTCTATTAAAAATATCTTCCATTCCTTTAACTAAGTCATCCGTGTATTCCATAAACCATTTCTCTAATGAATTATGAACAACGGTTCCTTTAACTAAGTGAATGGTCTTTTTGATAGGAACCTTTTCTATATGGCTTTTAAAGAAAAAATAGGGGCAACGAAAATAGTCGTTAATACTGCTGGGTGATAAATACATTATATCATCTACCTTACTTAATGTTTCCATAACGCAACTCCGAAAGTGTTTCTTTCAATAATTATTATGAATGTTCTGGTATTTAAACTTATCTAAAATACTAAATCCATTAACTTTTGAGGTTTTAAAAGTAACAAATCTTTAATAGGATAAACATCTTCTCTCCTTTCACATCCTTTTCCCCATCTTACTTTAATCCACATTGTGAGGGATTCATCATTTAAGATAGTTCCAAACTTAGCAGTTCCTTGTTGGTGCTTAAATTCTGTTCCGTCTTTTAAAGTGACCTTATCTCCTTTTTTAAACATTTTTATTTCACTTCCAAATCCATTAAGTTCTTTCTTATATGTTCTAAATCGGATTCTATAAAATTAGAACACCACCTATTTTTATTAATTGTATAAATAACACCAAGTAAATCTAACCAAACATCATCTATTGTTACAATTTTACCCAACATTTCTTTAGGAAAGCCTCCATCACACTCGCTTGGCATGTGAACTACTTTAACTTTATCTCCAACTTTAAATTCCATAATAACACCTATGATAAGTATTGAGTATCTGGGTTAAGTTCTATAGGCGTGTTACTCAACCCAGCACCCTTAGTGGTCATTTTTAACGGCCAAAATGACCGAAATGCCATCACCGTCTTTTTAAAGGCGAATGATTATAATACTAAGTCCATCAATGATTTAGGAACTAATGATTCAATATGTCTTCCAGGAACATTCCAATATTTACCAATAGGTAGGTTATTTTCTATTCTTCCATCTTTTTCGGGCCAGCCACCATCTTTTTCATGTTCAGGTAATAATTTAATTAAATAATAATTAGTTCCTCTATCTTTGAAAATAGTTCCTATGGAGTCAAGCCCTTCGTATTTAAATCTTACTTTATCACCTATTTTTAAATCTTTTTTAGTCATTTTATCACCAAATCCATAAGGTTCATCTTACCATTATCTCTTTCATCAAAGAACTCTAAGGAGTTATTAAAACTCCAACCATAACTAGGAATTTTACAATCATAAAAAGAGGCAAAATAATCATGTCCTCTATTACATTGATGATATTTAAAATCTTTAAGGAAATTCATATCGCCTTTATTATTCCAACTAACGTATTTTACTCCTTGCGGGTTAAGTCTATACCATTTTCCTGATTTAAATTCTTTAATCATCCTTTCACCAAATTGAAGAACACCACGAACATTTGTCCGTATGTCCATCCATCTATTACTTGATAAGTGTAATGGTTTTCATAGGCAAGGTTTTCAACGTAATTAATAAGGTCACAAATGTCACCCCAACTACGAACTCCTCCACTTTTTCTTGGGTCTCTCCTATTCAGTTCAATTCCTAATACTCCATTTACCAATCGTTTTTCCATTAACTTTTGAATATCAAATCTCGGACGAGTTTCCGCATTTCCTTCAAGGGTACAACAATAGTCTAAGTATACCGTCCGGAACGCTCCACCCGTCCAAGAATTTAAGAAGTCGCCCACAAACTGGTTAGACCAATTTGGAGCATCCACTTTTTCGTATGGATTAGGAATATAAATGTTTCGTATAGGTATCTTTATTGAATTAAGAGCCTTAGTAGTATTTTTGAAACGGCTATCTAAAATTAGGTGGTTACCTTCTTTACAATCCAAATCCTTGATTATTTCAATATATTCGGAATTAACATCCTTTTTATTGATGGTTCTTGCCCTGCTATAATTGAATTGTTTGCTCATATTACCAAGTCCATAAGGTTTTTCTTTGTTAATCTAAGCCTTCTTTTACTTACACACCAATATTTATTACCATTATCATTTTTAAATCCGGAACCAGTCCAACCAAATCCTTTAGGATAAAGAATTTCTAAATAAAATGTTTTATCTTTGGCATCCATTACTATTTTTCCTTTTAATAATACATCAGGAAGTGCGTCATCTATAAATTCTACCAAGTCTCTCCTACTTTGAATTTATACATACTCCACCATGTTCCTTATCATTTTAACATCAGCACTCCAAAAACCATTTTCTACCATATCTTCTATATCTTCTGTTGTAGGGTCTGTGTTGAAATCCAAATATTGTTCTGGTAATCTAACTAATACATTATTAAACTCTACATCTACCTCTATGATTTCTCCTATTAGACCATCATCAAACTCTATAAACTCTCCTATTCTTAATTCTATGGCATCATATGGCCAATCATCTTCTGGGTCAATATCTGTCATACTAATCACCTCTAACTGGCGTTAATGCGACCAGCCTAAATAATTTCCTCAACGATTTTGAGGTCTTTCTCAAACTCGGATAGTTCAACTTCTTCTTTTTCTTCTTCCTGTTGTTTATCTAACCAAGTTGATTTAATAATTATGTTATCTGGAGTAAGCCAATTACCTATGTAAGAATATATAAGGTCTTTCTCCTCTATTATGTTAAGCATCTGCCTTAATACTAAGGATACCAAGTAAGTGTTGGGACCGAAACTACATTTCTCTCCACATTTAAGTTCGGTCATTGGTTGATTAGGGTCAAGTAATTTCTCATACCCGAACTTCCAATCCATAGGAGTCTTCCCTGGCACTACAAAATAGAAACGATAATCAAACATTCCAATCCTAGTCTCTCCATAAGGAACTGGGAAGTTCTTTACTTTATCCCAAACAAGTTTTCTAGCAGGGATACTATCAAAAGCCACAAAGTATATAGAATTAGCCTCTATTTTAATCTCGGTCTTTTCATCAACTTTACCATCATAAACTATTGGTTCTATCCCTGTCTCCTCTATTAACATTTGTTTAAACGCTTCGGTCTTTTTCATACCAATATGTTTAGGACTGAACGCTTGGGCAGGAATATTATCTTCGTCAACGGTATCAAAATCATAACCTACTATATTAACGAAACCCGTTTTACAAAGTGCTCTACCCAAATGACTACCTATGCTACCCAATCCAAATATATGTACCGTATATTTTTTTACTTTGGCATCATCAATAAGAAGTGCCTGTTTGCTTAAATTCAAAGCCATGTTTTTCACCTCATTATTTAGTTATATAAACAGCCGCATATAATTTATTTGGGTTATATCTTTTACCACGCAAAACCGTTTTTATTTCAAAACCTTTTTCTTTAAAAGGTTGTAATCTTCTTAAACATTCTTCTCTACTTTTAAATCTACCAATACAATGATAATTCATATCCATTTTTTCACTTTCCAACCTCGTTTTTTATACCTTTTTAAACATTCCGGACAAACAAAATCAATAGTGGAGCCGTTCTCTGAAACTACCTCACAAGCCGCCAATCCATGATGCTTACTAACACAACAAAATTGTTTATCGCAAAGGATACATTTACCTAAAGCATCAAATCTATGTTTCCAACCATCAATAATACAATTCATTATTTTCACCTCATCGTTAAATCCATTAAACAAGTTCTAATCGGTTCAAACTGGTTTAAAAATTCATTAGTATCTTTATGATTTAAAGGAATACCATATTGGTCTTCCTTAGTTCTTGGGTTAAAAAGAGATATTGAACCCATACCTATCCTTGTTATTTCTATTATATCTCCTATTTTAAAAGTATAATCTTGGTGTTTGGGACCGAAGTTTTTAGCAAATCTTACTTTCATACCTTCTTTAAAATCGGATAGTTTCATAATTATTTCTCCTGTATTGGCATACTAAGAATACATTTTAAATGGTAATGTCTTTCCTCACTTCGAGGGCCCGCTATGCTTTTGTAACCAATATCTGTTTCTCCTTTTTCGATTTTGGTGTTACATTTCTTACAGGTAGCTCTACCTGAAGCAAATTTTTTAAACATACTCATAATTTCACCTTAACAATATTTTCCGAATAACAATAAGGACATCTTTCAATAAAAGTATGCCTAAAAAACCAATTACCACAATCCTCACAAACATACTTTTCCTCTTTATCCATAGAGATTCACCTTGAAAATATCTATCACCTCTCTTTCACCTCTAATTCCCTTAAATAATTATAAATATAATTATTTCATCCGAAATAAAAGTCACGTTGTCCTTTAGTCATACCAGTCATATCAGGATAGCCTTTCATTACAATATCTTTATCCGATTTTGGTGCTGGAGTTTCTACTTTGGCTCCTGCTACTATCTCATCCGTTTTTAATCTTTTCTTTTCCTGGTCTATTAAGGAATATAATTTCTTAAGTTCTTCCTTCATTTTATCATACATTTTAGCCTTAGGAACTAAATTGTATTTAACTAAACCATCTTTTTCTACGGTTACAATATCACTAAACAAATCCATAGCATCCTTGAAGAAATCAGCAAGAATAGGTTGGTATTTAGCGTAAGCAACCACAAAGCCCATACCATTTCCTACTAATATTTCTATTTCCTCATTCAAGTCCTCATCTTTACTAACAAACCTGGTAAGTTTCTTCTTGTTCCTGACCATATTTCCAATCATATCAGATAATTTAAGGTCGCCAGTTTCTCCACAGGTATTGTTGTAATTAAGTGTCCTATCTATTCCACAATCTCTTAAGAGCCCTTGGTCTGTTCTAGTACAATTATGACCTGTTTGTAATAATTTATCTTTCCACTTAGCAAATTCTGGAGTTTCCTTTCTTTCTACTGGTTTAATGATACATTTTTCAAGAATTTTTCTACACTCTTCCTCTACAGCCGTGTCTTCCTCAGAAATTGCTTGACTTTCTATACTTGCCCAAACTGGGTCTCTAATTTCAATTCGACAATCCTGTTTCATAGTTCCGCTGTAATTAGAAGTTACAAGAAATCCCATGATTTTCCTACCATAACTTTCATCCATGAATACATCAATGGTTTCCTCTTCATCTCCTCCACTATGTCCAGCATATCCATCAGGATGTTTATGCCAGTAAAAATTAATTCTACCAAGGTCTTCCATGCTCAGTTCTCTAATTATGTCCCCGAATCCAGCAGGGTCTATGTGAATATGGGCGGCTGTAACTTCTTGTTTTGGGAAGAATAGTTTCTCAACATACAAGATACCATCTTCTACTTGCCCTATTCCAATGGCACCTATTTCCTTATCAAAGTTCATTGTTAGCCATTCTATTATCTTATATGGCTTCTTTTTCAAAACGATAGTTCCACGATACTTGGTCATGTTTTTCCTCCTCCTTTACTATTCTATTCCATATTCTTCTTCCCTTTTGGTCATATTTTATATTTTTAAATCCATAAGATTCCTATTACAATAATCCCAAAATTTAAGATAATCTTTACCTAAACCTTTTACTCCATCATTATTTACGCCTTCAATAATATACCAATCAGGAGCGTCCATCATTCTTTTTACCTTAAAAATATCACCAATATTACAACCTATATAAAAATTGGCTGGGTTATCAATAAGTTTTATTAACATACCTATTTTAATATCTTCCCATTTCATATTTTCAAGTCCATAAGCGTCTTTTTTAATGGTTCAAAAAACTCGGAATAATAATGTTCGTTTGCCATACAAGGAATACGAACTTCTGGTATACAATAATTTTTTTGTTTTGTTCTAAGATTATATAAAGTTAACCCAATATCTAATACCTGCATTATATCACCAATTTTCCAATCATAATTATAATAATCTTTATGACCTCCTACTTCTTGGGTTACTAATCTTATTTTCATTCCGGGTTTAATATCTTCTAGTTTCAAAATTTCAACTCCATTAACGTTTTAGGTTTAACAATTACTGGCTCCCAACACTCACAATAAGTTGCTGGTTCGCCAGGAATACAATAATTATCCCAACCATCACTAACTCTTGTAATATTGGCATAGTTATTATTTATTTTTCCTACCTTAAAAATCTCTCCTTCATAGGCACCAGTATATGCTTCATCATCCTCTTCACAACCTACATTAACCAATTTGATTAACATACCTTCTTTTATGTCCGTGTATTTCATACTATTCACCTTTTAACTGGCGATAATCAGTTTGGTTTAAAGTCTTTAAATTTAGCAACATTCTCTTCCCAGTTCTTTGCCTTCTTCATTTCTACTTGTTCTCCACTCTTTATTTTTTCAGGGTCATTAATGTATATTTGTTTTCCTTTTTCATCAAAAACTGGGTAGCCATTCATTAAACAGAAATCATACAAATTATGCTTACCCATAAATCCACCATCTGTTCCAAAGTTTCTAACGAACATACAAAGATAAATTGCCAAATCGGAGAATTTAAGTTGACTCTTTAGCATATAAATGGTGTCCTTGGTTGCTTCTTTTCCTAAACAACATTCTCCATTATCGTGAGCGTGTGGGTGAGGAAACTTATAAGCAACTCCTGAACTTGGGTCGTTTTGTGTTTTATAAATTTCTAAATCCAAAGTATTACCTATCTTAATTTGTCCGGCTCCTACTTTAATGATTACCTCCCCAACATACATACTTCTTTTACCATACTCTTTACTTGTCCTTATAAAATTAGGTTCAGTAATACAAGTAGGTTTGTAAGTTAAAAGAACTTCGGTTGGTGTAAATCCCACATCTTTAATAAATTGTAATTCTTTAGTGGCTTTAAGTTCTTTAAAGAAAGATTCCTTGAAGTTATCCTTCATATTTTTTAAAGCAATTATTTCCTCACTATCCATTTGGATAGTTGTAAACTTATCCATTATTGCTTGTTGGTAATCTTTAACCTCTTTCTCCATATTAGTTTTTCGTTTTTCTTTATCGGCTAATCTTACTGATATGTCCTTAGTAAATGTTTTAGCCAGATTAATCATCTTGAACTTTTCCGTGTCTTCCTTCTTAACTTCAAAAGCACTTAACCCTGTTATTATGGCATTAACTACTTCATCCGTGTTCTTAAAGGGATTAACCATTAATACAATAGTGTTCCTATTTCTGTAATACTTTCCTATAATATTGTTTTTTGTATCAACCACGTTCTTATCTGCGGAAGTATCGTTAATTGGTAAATAAACCATTCGTTTATCCTTATCCCACTCTGTTTGTATCTCGGTATCCTTCTCATCACCGAAGACTTTGTTGATTTTTGGGTTAAAACTCATGGTTATCTCATCATAAATGAACCCCTCAGTAAGAGCTTTATTGAATTCTACCCCAGGAGCCAATTTGGTAATCAAATCTTTTCTCCTAAGAAATTCGGTTCGGTCATAATAAACCATGTCATACTCTGCTGTCTTAAGATTATCCAAAGTTAACCCAGTCTTTTCAATATCCTTAGCGGTTACAAAACTTAAATTATCCAACATATCTTGGACGAACTTCTCTCCTGGCTTTGTTGCCGCAGTTATCTGAATTTCTACAATATTATCATCCTTCATTATTCCTTCTATTGTTATCTTAAAAGGAGTAGAAATTACAACCGTATTATCATCTTTCTTCTTTCCTAACTTCAATAACTTATTGAATAGGAAAATGTTCTTTTCATCAACCTTTAATTTCATCATAGTTTCTCACCTCATTGGTTAAAAAATGTTAGGCAAAAAACAAAAAAATGCCTTAAAAAACTTTTAGGTTCAATTTACATACTTGAATTGATACCTTGGGCCACAATATATGTGCCTTCCACGACAACATCAGCAAACATCACCGTGTTTCCTGTCTTCTTGTCTTGGATGCCCTCTTTAGCAGGGTTTAGTTCAACTCCTGCTTGTTTAAGTGCAGCCTCGTGAGTTGTGCCAGGAGCGACCAAAGCGGTTTTAACACCGTTGATTCCCATCCTTCCATACTTCACTTCTATTGCTCCACCTGTTGCTCTTGCTGGTGCTTCAACACCTGCTCTTGCTCTCCTTGTAGCCACAGCCTTTCGTGCGGCAATCTGTCTCTTAGTAGGCATATTAAGCCACCTCCAATAATACTTTACTATTGACTCCTTCTTAAAACCCACTGAGTCTTGGGGTAAATATGAGTTATCATATCCCTATTACGGGGTGATAATATCGGTAGGTGGCGTATTCCAGTCCACAATTCAACATATTTCAGTTATCTTTATTAGAAGATACCGATTAATTCGCCATTCCCTTTCGTAGGGATATGATTATAAATATCATACCTTATGAATTGTGATAAGGAAGCGAAATAGCGAATTGAACGCCTTATCCACCCTCTACCAGAGGACTTCCCTTGGCTATCACAGCCATTTCCATAAGGTATGATTGTGAGGGGTAGGCAGAGGTCAGATTTGAACTGACAACCTCCCAAAAGGTTCAATAATTTTGGTTGTTCTATTGAACTTCTCTGCCTAAATGATTATGACCAGCCAAATATTTCTTTCCTTTTATCATATTTGGTTTTATGAGAAACTTTTTGGTTACCATCGTCTTCCCAATCAAAATACTTCTTTAATGCTTCCACAATATCTTCTTCTTCATAACTACCATTACAATTAGATTTATTATATAATGGTTCTTTATCCATCTTCCAATTACCATTCATTATCATATCAACGAACTTATCATTAACCCATTCATTAATCCATCTACCATCTTCTTGAAATTGTAATTTATAATTATGGATACGATACTTCCAATCCATCGGTGTATATATTGCTATCTTTCCTTTCATCATTTTATCCCATGCTTCCTCGAATTTCATTTTATCACCCTAGTTTTATAGATTTTATTGCTCTATCCCAACAGAGGATACAATTACATCCATTCTTAAATCCTTTACAAAAAATATTTTTATCTTTATTTTTCCTCTTACATCTTGAATAGTTTACCATTTTGTTCATAAACTTCTCCTATTTTTTTAAGGAAATTAAGTTTCTCTTCTCCGTATTTATCAACAAACTCAAAGGCTTCACTACCATCAGTAAATGTTATGTCCTTTGTTTCTTTAGTTAAATCCTTCTTTTCCTTATTAGCAACCGCACTCATATGCTTACACATTCCTTTACAATGAAGGAAGTATTTAAAAGCAGGACAGGTACAGGATTTGAAATCCAAACTTACATTGTAAAAAGTTCCTTCTTTACTCTCACTTTCTACAAGGTATCCTCCTTCTGTTTTAAGGTATTTCATACTTTTAAGTCCATCAACGTTTTAGGTCTCTTTTTTATCAATTCATAATAATCCATATACACATCTGGAATACCTTTATCATATACTTTACCATTTTTTATTCCTTCAATTCGTGGTCCCCATTCACTAATACTTTTAACTACCACTCTAATCCCTCTTGTAAAGAAAGGAACATCATTTACGGAGACTAATTCGTCCCCTATCTTAAGATTTTTAAATTCTTCAGGAGTCATCTTTAACCTCTAAACTCATTAAAGTCTTTGGTTTCTTATTTAGTTTATAAGCCTCATCTGCTTCTTCTTTGGTATCAAAACATTGAATATCACAACTACCACAAACACCACATTCTTCAACCTCACTATCATTACCATCATAATTATCATAATCGCAATCGGTGGTTTCTGTAACACTTCCTTCTCCATCAAAGTAAGCCCTTTCAGTATAACTACAGGTTCCGTTACAATATCCTTTAAATTCTTCTTTGTTTCCACAAGCCAAGCATAACCAAGTCATATTATTTCACCTCTAAATCCATTAATGTCTTAGGACATAATAAATCTTTAACCGTTATTTCTTTATTTCTATGGATACTAAAGAAATGGTCACTACCATGGTCTGTATATCCTAAACTTAAATCGTTAGATATATAAAGGAAAGGACAACTTAAAAATTTTAACCGTTGTTCTTGTTCTATTCTATTATCCCATCTACATCCTAAACTAAATAACTTTTTCTGGACAAGAGCACTTTCTTTACTATCCTTAACTCTTATCTTGGTATCTTTAATTTCTATCATTTTATTACCAAATCCATTAGGTTAATTAATGCCTTTCTAAATCTGATTTTACAAAGATAACCATCTATATTAGGTTCTGTAAGTATAAGAGTATCATCAAATCCTTTAATGGTATATATTGTATTAAAAACAATGACAGGGTTTAACCCGTATATTCTTTTTATAAGATTTTGGTTAGGTTCATCATCTATTAGCATAACCTTATCTCCTACATTAACTTTTTCATCCTGCAATAAACGGGCCATTATTAATCTCCTCCAATTCTTCTAATTCCCATTGTGCTTCATTACCCCTACAACTATCCATATATAATGGGCAATCGCCACAGCTTTTAACTTCCATTCCTCTTGGGCAACTATTAGTCTTCATCATGCCATTCTTCTTCTGGTTCTTCTTCATCTTCATCATCCGAATAATTTATTTCTGGAACTTTTGGGGTCTCTTTATATTCTAAATCCATTAAACTACTTTTATATGGGTCAAGTTCTTCCTGACTAACACTCCAACGTAGTCCATTATCAAAACTAACTTTGGCATCATTTATATCGGAAATTTGGGTTATTGTTCCTTTAGTTCCTATAGGAACATATGCTTTATCTCCTCCCCATTTACAATACTTATCCTTCCTAAAAGGTCTTGCTTTAATAACCCTATCTCCTTTTTTGAAACTCATTTTATACCATTCCAAACACATTTACAATTCCATTTAAAGGTTTCATAAATATCATAGTTAAATATTAATCCTTTAATAAATCTAAATGGTAATGTAATTATGTTTTTCATTTTATCTCCAAATCAAACAATTTTTTATTAAAAGGTTCTAAATCTAAAGGATTAAAATGACATTGACCACCAGTAATGCCTTTACAAAAAACTATTCTATTGCTATAGGTATCATGTCCTGGATTTATTTTTTCAGCAACTACTCCTTCTTTGAAGGGCGAACAATCCTTGCATTTCTTATTGGCCCAACATTCTCCAATAGACCCTGTTACTTTATATTTTTGTCCAATTTTTATATTTTCTAACTTAACCACTATTTTCTACCTCTTTTGCGGCTTCTTGAATCATTTTTAAACCTTCTTTATCATAATTGACTATTATAGAAGTTACCATTTCTTCCTCATCTTTTATTCCTTTTGACTTAATATGTTTGGTAACAAAAGTATCCTCATCTTTATAACATTTCTTATAGCCATCAGTTCCATTCTTAAACCCTGATGCCTTTGAATGTAATACATCAATAAAAGGTAATAATCTCTTTTCTATACCTTCTTTTTCAAAATCCGACAATTTAAACTCTATTTGTTCCATTATGATACACCATACTCTTTCATTTTATCAGACTAACTAGGTAACTTGTTTATTACCGAATCCTTAATTCTCATACTTGGTTTTCTAAACGGCATAATCTTTCCAATTCCTTTAGAAACCTTTACCTCTTTTTTGGAAATAAATTCCTTCTTTTTCTTTGGTTTAAGTTTAACGGATAGTGAGAATTCCATACTCGTGCCTCTTTTGAACATACTGACCCAATTCCTTAATAGCATCTCTTTTAGTGGAAAGGTCCCAGGTTTGTATTTCCTTAATTACCTCTTCGGGTTCTTTCCATTTGCTCATCCAAGTCCAAAAATCTTGTTTTCGTATGCTCCTTAGGATTTTAACCAGTTTAGCATTAACCACATCTTCTTCGTCCAGTTTAACCCATGTTCTTCCAACACATCGTTTTCCACTAATTACTATCTTATCCGTTACGAAACAGCTTATTTTGAAAACCGTGTAATCATCACCTTTTTGAAATGAGGCATAACGACTTCCTTTATAGAAAGTAACCAAGCATTTGCCTTCACGTTTTTCTTTTCCTTTATAAGTGGCTGTGAATGTTGGTGTTCCAAAATTACCTTCTTTAAGGGCTTTACTTACTATTTCTTTTAATACTGGGTCTGTTATCATTTTAGCCTCCAAACTACATTAAAAAAAGAAAAAAAAAGGAACACGTTTATTTAAAATGTTCCAAAATTTCTAGGTGCGGCTTTTTAGAGTCTTCCAACCTTTTAATATCTCGGTCTATGGCTAGTATGCTATCCGTCGCATACCGCAACTTACTTTTAGCCTCTTCTATTTCTGCATTGGTTGTTTCTTCCTGAAACTTCTTCTTTGCTTCCTTTATGTTATCCTTTTTCATGTCTTTCAATTCCATCTTAGTTCCCTCCGTTAAATTTATGTATTTACAAACATTATTTGGCACCACATCACCTTTAACAATAGTGTTTTTTACCACTAATCTTATGTTAGCAATTTCGTGGCTGTAATTTTCATCATCTATTATTGGGCAACTATCATGAGGATTTAATAGTTTAACCTTAAATATGTCACCTCTTCCATATCTTCCATGATGACTATTTATTCTTTCCACCATATCCCCAGCCCTTATTTTATTACCTACACTATCCAAAACATAATCAAGGTCTTTCTTGAAATCTTGTTCGGTATAAACACGGTTTAGTTCATCTCTATCAATCTGCCAACACTTTTTATTATCAAACCTAACCCAAAGAGTTTCATCGGCGTATATCTTTTCTATCGTTCCTCTACTTCCTATCGGAACCTCGGTTGCTCCACCACCAAATCTACAATAAAAATATGGTTTATATTCTCTTGCCTTCTCTACCCTATCCCCAACCCTTAGTTCATTACCATTAAAATCTTTCATTTTAAGCCCTCCTCTCCATTTTATTTATTGAATTATGATACCATCTCATAACGGATATAAATGAAAATCCAAGAAGAAAACCATACCATTTTTCATAACCACTTAGAAAATAACATAAAACAATTATTGTTAATAATAACATAAATGGAAGGTCAACTAATACCCTTTCTAATGAAGTTAGTGGTTTTACTTGTTTTGTTACTACTTCCGATACTATGATTTTGTATTCCTTCTTGTTTTTTAAAAAGTCTGGCATATTTAGTTCCGCTATTTTGATATGCTTACAGGTTTTATGTCTTTGGAAACTTATACAATTACAGGTAAATTTTGTCATTTTCTCACCTCATCTGTAACTATTTTATTGCCTTTTAATATTTGTGGTATAAGATTATCGTTTCCTAAACTTAAATAGCCTTCACTTTCTTTATAAAACAATACATCTTCTCCGTTTTTTATTCTATCTCCTATTTTTAGTTTTCTTTTTCTATCATAGGAATAAAAATAATACTTGAATTTCATTTTCTCACCTTAATCTTTATTCTACTTCCACAAAAAGGACAATATTTAAAATTGCTTAAACCATCAGTATCAAAAAGCATCACACCATTAGGAGTGATGGTTGAATGTATATTCCCTATTATTTTACAACATTTTTTTATTTTCATACCCATATTATCTCACCGAATCCTTAAATTGAAAACAAGGATTTCTAAACAACAGAAATAAGCCAATTTAGCCATTATGAATAATGGCTTTAGGAGAATAACTTCTCCATACAAGATTTTTAACTACTAACCTTTATTCCATCCTTATTTATTATAGTTCCAAACGGTCTACGTGCCTGAATTGGAATATGACTGGAACCCACGGTCTTTATTATAGGAATTGGTAGCCCTATTAAGTAATCTCCTATCCGTTGGCTGAACACTTCCTTATACAACTTCCAACCCATTATTGAATTATCATAAACCGCCAGGATATAATCCATTAAAGGCATTTGTATCTCTGGCGGCTGGTATATGGGCGTGGTCAAGATATAATCTACAACTTTAGGTGTGATTTTATCCTTGATAACCTTGATAGTTTCCAAGTGTGCTACTTTGATAAAGTGGTCTCGCATACCATCCTTGTATTTCATTCGTTCCACCGTTCCTTAATTACCTTAAAACATTTAGGACATCTATACCATATCTCACAACGAAAAATTCCTTTAGTTAATGGTAAAATACCCAGAAAATTATAATCTTTTAAGCCTATAATACACCTTACTCTCATAACAATATCTTTGGGAAACAAGGATGTTTTACATTTAGGACAATTATCCATTTTCAACCACCACTTCATTAACCGTTCCATCGCCTCTTTTGAAAGTGGGACGAGGATTAACTTGTTCCAGTAACTCCAACATTTTAGAGTCCTTATCACTTAAAGGAACCATATTCCGGTATTTTGCTAACTGCCTAAGGATAACCAGTAGGTTATAGGCACAATTACTATCGCAGAACATTTCTGCCTTTACATTTCCGCACCATTCACATACCATATAAAATCACCTCAACTTCTTTTACCAAAAATAAGGATAGAATAATTAAAGAGAATATGGCTTCCACAAGCCAGTCATTTAACCTATAAGATGATATCCTCTTCACTTTTACCATCAAACTAACCTCTTTAAGAAATCACCTCTTTCGTGATTTCCCTCTTTCTTTTCTTCCGAAACACTATACTAATATCTGAGTGTCTTGAGTATATAAATCTTTCGTTTTTGTTAAGTTCTATTACTATTGAGTAGTAACATCCAAACAAGGATTTTACGATTTCCAAACAACAAAACCCACTATTGAACAACTTATTCCTCTTTCCTATTAATCAGGAAAAGGTTCGGAACTTCGGAACTTTCCGCAACACAATAAAAAATACCATATATATAGGAATACCAAGTAATATAAGGTATTAAACAGGTATAAGGTAAAATAATAGTCATAAGGTAGGTCATAAGGTAGTATCTGTGCCTGTTCCGCTGGTCTTTTCTTCTGTATAAGGAACATATATTGTTTCGGTTGTGGTGTCATAATGTCATTCCACGGCCTAGTTCGTCGTCGCTGGTACTACATTGTATGACATTACACGGCTCGGCCAGTTATTTCACGGCTCGGCGTACGTTCGGAACCTACATTACGAGCCACGGTTATTAAACAGGCGAATAATGAGAATTAACTGGCGGCAGTGCGGCGTGGCGTGTAATACAAGCATTTATATATCGGAACTTACATTATGTATTACAATGTACTTAATTAAGGACAATGTAGTACATTGAGGTGGTGGATTATGGAAAACTTATATGAAGACTTTAGAAATACGGAAGACCATTACATGGTTGAGAAGTGTGGAAATAGTGGTCATATACGGCTTAATAAGAAATATGTTGGTTTGAAATTGTGTATTATTGACCCGGAAAGTGTGGAGGCAAGGTTACAATCTGTTAAGAAGGATTTAGATTTTAGGGCGCAACAACTGGCAGAGAAAATGGTAGAACCTTATGCTAATGCCATTTGGGCGACGATTAAAAAAGAATTAGATACTTATTTAAACCAGTTAATGGTAAAGAATTCAGGATTTGTTTCGGCAAATAATGTATAAACCCGAGCCATAACACGGCTCTGGGTTTAAAGAAAAAAAAATTGAGGAGTATTTACTCCTCTTCTGGAAGTTCTTTTCCTATTGCTTTAAAGGACTTCAACCTTTCCAAAGCGGCTGCTCTGTCGCACTTAGCCATGTCCATAACCATTTTAATGGCTGCCTCAGCGGTTTCCTTGTATGCCTTGGTTGCTCCACTCTTTCCTGCTTTCCACTCTATTCCATACTGCTTTTCAACAGCGGACTTTACAATATCCAAAGCATCGTCGGCATCAACAACATCCACATCCCCATATTTTCCCAAAGGAATCAGTTTTCCTGCTTTGACTAATTCAGTCAATACGCCAAATGGAATACTGAAGTGTGGTGCCTGTCCTGGATTCCAATCCGAGACCAAAATGGTTTCGCCACCACTAATTTCTTTGCTACTTCCTACATTGACTACTGCTTTGTTATCCAAAGTTAAAGCCACTTTGCCTTTTTTTGGATTGGTTGCTGATTTTATATCAACAACTTCCTCAACACCAACCTCTACTACTTCCTTTTCTTTGCCTTTACTCATTTCAAACCACCTCGGTTTGTTTAAATTCTCTTGGTATTCTATAAAACCGCTTTTGAACGCTGGTTTATAAATACGCTATTCATTAAGTATAACTACTATATAAATGTTGCGATTTTGCGGGAGTTGTCACTTGAAAGTAACAACAATATTTTACTACTTAATAGAGGCAACACTCTTTTAGTCACTATGTAGTAGTAACATCCGAGATAACTTAAGAGGCACGGCTGGCGGCGGCTAAAATCACCACTTTTAGAGCCTTGAAACCTTAAAAGGCACGGCCCAGTTTTCAAACAGCCCCCATGGAAGAATTAAGCGGTGTGAATGTAACTACTATTCAGGAGTAAAAAGTATAAACTACTCTCCAGTAGTAACACTACTCCGTATGGCGTATCAGTTACGAGGCACGGCCCCGTGCTGTGCGTGTTCGCCACAATCTTCTTACAAGGCACGGCACACACTATCACCACTCAATATAGTCTATCTTATAGTAGGGGCCGTGGCTCATCTCGCTGTAGGATGTGCGTGTTTGCGTTCATTACTCTGATGTCAGCAGTCAAACAGCACTAAAGAACAGCGTTTCAATAATCTAAATGAGACCTTTTAAGTAAAAGGTCTTAAGAAAAAGGCGGAAGGAAAGTATGAAGAGCGTGACCACCCATACCTTCCTTCCGAGGTGTAGTTCCTTTATAGAACAATCAATCTTTTAAGTAATCGCAAGAGTAAGGAGTTCCAGGATATAATTCCTGAACTTCCGGTTCCGGAACACTAGTAACATCTTTTATAATGTTTAAGCGTTCCACATCTGCTTGGATTACTTTTAAAACGAGTGCGTCCAAAGGTTCTACTTTGAACACTAATCGTTCTACTCCATGTCCAAGGTTTTCTATTTTGGACATACATCTCGCCTTTTTTTTGTAATGTCAGCAATAAATCTGACAATTACGGAGCCTACCTTGTTCAGTTCTTTACGAACTGGTCTTCCTTTCCTTTCGGTCAAAAATCTTACTTCAATTTTCATTTTGTTCTACCTCTTCGTAGTTACAATTTAAGTAATTGTTACCTATCCTTTTTTCTTCGTTTGTTCTATCACCACTAAACTGATGTATAGACATTTTTCCTTTTAATGGATTCTTTCTCATATTAGTTCCTCCTCCAATTCTTGTTCATTAATACTAATACCGCTCCATCGTAGTCCCCAGCGGCTAAGTTTAGGTTCTACAAGTTTCTTTCCGAGAATGTCTTCCACTAATTTAACTATTTGTTCTTTACTCATACTACAATTCTCGGAACGATTATAGTCAAGACCATTTGTTAAATGGTCTCCTATTTTTGCTTTTACCATTGTTCCCACCGCATTACTTTCCCTATCCTTTTCCAGTCTTGTATGTCTAACACAATTACATCAGGTTTTTCTCCGAATCCTGTTTCTAATTGTGAAATCTTACAAATTCCTTGCTTAACATTCTCTATCTTCAATTCTTCCATTTTAATAACCTCCAATTATGATTATAAAAAATAAAAAAAATGAGGAATTTTACTTCCCCTTAATTTCTATTGTCTTACTATCAAGTAAGCACAAACGGTCTTCGGTGACGGTTTTGATGTTTATATTAATCCTTTCTATTTGTTTGGAACACCAATCGGTTGATGCCTCAATATTAAAGGATTCAATAGTTCCTTCCACCTTTTGTCCGTTCATTTCTGCTATTGTCTTAACAAAAGTGATTATCGGATTAAAGTCCGTATCACTCTTTTCCACACTAATCTCTATTTTTTGTCTTAACTTATTTTCTTTTACGCTCATACATTCCACGCTCCAATTTGTTTTAAACTATCTATGAACTCGGAAACATCACATTTGAATGTATTTCCGAGGTCATCAATATGAACTCTAAACATCAATTTTCCGTTCTTTAAAGAAATTTTAAGGTTATCTGAAGGATAACTTTTTTCTGTGAGTATTATTTGCTGTGTTTCTACTATCTTATTTTCCGGTTCTATTAGGACTTTAATCATTGTTTCACTCTTGATTTTAATGTTTTTAGAACATCGGATAAAAAACTGATTTCGTATTTGCTAAGTTTATCGGCAACACTATTAACTTCTTGTATATACATCAAACTCTTACATTCGGCACACTCGCAGTTTTCTGCGTGTGGCTCGTCATTTTCAAATTCTTCTGCTTCTACATTTTTCATAATTTCACGCTCCGATTTTATTGATTTATAACACATTTTAACAAGTAGTAAAGCAGTCTTACTATATATATGTTGTGCTAATAAATTATATAAATTCTTAACATTTATATAAAGCGTGTTGTCATTTATAAGTTAATCACGGATTTATATAAAATTAAGAGGCACGGCCTCGGTTCAGTTATGGTATTTCACGGCTCGGTTTTTAAATAACCAAACACAAAGAATTGAGTGGTGTGAATGTGCCGTGGCACTTCGTTTTTAAAGGATAGTGTTTATAGACTTTAATGATAGAATCCGAGAAAAAGATTAAAAAAATAAAGAAAAAGAAAAAGTCTTATTTAAAGACTTTCTGTTTTATTACAGCACTTAAAAGAGTGTGGAAAGTATCTGTGGTAAGTTTTTTGTTATCGTTCAAACTTACTAATGCTTTCATAAAAACAGGCTCGTGCTTTTCAAGATAGGCTTTAGTCTCGGACATATTCTTACTTATTAAATCCGAGTTATCTTTCTTACAAAAGAAAGCACTAACAGGTTCGGCACTTTGCTCTAATTGTTTTGCTTTAACTTGCGTTAAATCTAAACTAAATTCGGTATTTGACATTTTTCTTAAATCAGTATTTATTAACTTTAGAAGTTAAATACTGAAGTTTAAAGGTTAGGAAGTAAGACTAATATATAAATCTTTCTATTATCCCTTTATAAGGGGTTAGGACTATTGTATGGAATGGCACGGCGTAAACCGAGTTTTTCAGATAACCACGGAAGAACAATTGAGTGGCGTGGATGTGGCGTGGCGTGTGCTGTATTCTTATACTGATTTACTAAACAGGAAAATCCGAACAATTAGGCGTGCCACATTAACGCCGTTTAATGTTGTATCGTGTCTTGTAGTTTAATCAATAGAATAAAGAGTATTGTTTCAAGTAGTATTAAAAGTAATTAAGAAATAGAAAAGAAATAAAGAAAAAAAAAAGAAAAAGAAGCAGTATTTTTTTACTGCTTAGCAAAAACTTTTTGCTTAATTATTGCTGACAAAAACAAATGAAACGTGTCAGTAGTTAATTTCTTATTACTATTCATAGCAATAAGACTATTCAAAAAAGCAGTTTCGTGCTTTTCAAGATACGCTTTAGTTTCTGACAGATTTTTGCTTATTAAATCTGTGCTGTCTTTCTTACAAAAAAAGACGCTTACTGCTTCTGCTGACGCTTCTTGCTGTTTTGTCTTAATTGCTGACATATCTAACACAAATTGTTCTGCTTGTTTATGTTCTGTTTGTTTTTCGCTCATTTTATTCACGCTCACTAATGTTTAACTAATCTTTCGTAACTATTAATTACGAAATAAAAGCTATTAAGTAGAACAAGTATATAAATCTTTCGTAAATACAAGGCACGGCGAAACAAATAAAAATCGTCACTATATAGTAGTTAATACTTAGTAGTGACAAGAATAGTCTAAACAAGCAAGATAACTCTATAGCTCTACTCCTCTGCCAGCGGGGTATATTTTTAGAAAAACTAACTTCGTAAAGAATTTGGGGTATTGCTATTGTTACATCTACTATTCCCTTATTGGCACGTATTACAGAATGTTGTTGTGGCGGTTACTGTTTTGCCGAATCTTAGGGATACGCCGCACTTGGGGCAGTTGTATGAGAAATAGGTGGGTAGTGGTGGTAGTATTGTTATTTTCCAACCGTTCTGGTTTAGAAAGATGTCTTTTGTGTCATTTTGATAAAATGACTCTTGGGAATTTTTTGGCATAATAATTTACCATATAAAAACATAAAGTTATTATGAATATAATAACTCAAAAGTTTTGTGTTCAGCGTTTATAGACACGCTTTAGAACTTGGTAAACATCTGTACGAACTTGACGAAAGCTTTCACTATCCAACCCAGCCAGTTTACCTTCATACAAGTCCTTACTAACCATGTACACCTTAACCATTTCCCTAATCTTATCAATCGGTGCTTGAACATGTTCTAACCCCACAAAATAATCCGCCACATCCAAGACCTTACTAGTTAAAGGAGTTTTACCAATATAATATTTCCTAAGATAAGAGTAGAGGGAGGATTCGAAAGCAATAAAGTTTTGGTCATTTAAGTCCCTAATCTTTTCCAAGTCTTTCCAATAATTACTAATGTAATCTTTAATAACATAGTTGATACTATTAATGCTATCAGGAACCTTATCGTTTTCCTTAAATACTATAGAGAAACTTTTAAGGCGTTCTTCTAAATCTTTAGGCATACTTGTTTTAAACATTTTTAAGATAAACTAAGAATTCTTATAAACTTTATAAATTTTATATAAAAATCTTAGAGGTATATATAGTAATGTATGTTCAACTATTTAAATGTTTCGAATTATTGTTCGGTTTTACCATAACATCCACTTTCCTTTTCATCCAAGCCGCCTTCATAACACCAAGCACATATTCTTTTTACATCATCCTTGTCCCAAAATGTTGGACAATCAGTGTCCACGAAGTCTATAAAGTTGTGACTTCCACACTTTGGGCAACTGAATACATAACTATACTTTGGTAAAGTTGGTAAAACCTTTATTTCACCAGAATAACTATCTGGTTTCGGATAATCTATTTTCTAACTTTAATCCTTCCATAGCCACTTAAACCAACCTTTCTCCTTAACGGAACCATCCTCACTTACTTCATACATTTCAGTATGTCTAGCCTTAAATAAACCTAAGAACTTACCCTCTTTCTCTCCTTCTATTAATACCTTGTCTTTGGTCTTATTCATGTCTATCTTTAAGTCTTCAAGTTTCTGTATAACTTCTAACCTTTTATCTTCTATCTTGTTCAAGACCTCGGTTAGTTTCTGAATTGTTTCTTCACTCTTATTTCCTCTAGTAATTGCATTAGCAATTCCAGCCAACCTATCTATCTTATCTACCTTATTTTGTTCGGAAATAAGGTTAGGTTCGCTATCTTCCGAAGCAATTACTACCATGCTTAGTAAAAGCATTGCTAATAAAGCTATTATAGTTGTTTTCATCTTGTGTTCCTCCTATTGTTAAAAAATATTGTGGGCATATCTAACCCATCCATGCTTTCTCTTTCGGGAATCATTCCCATATCTATCATGTTCTCTAATTCACTACCTCTATCATTACTTCCTTTAGCAAGAGGTCCCGGTTCTGCACCGCTAATCCTGCTACATTTAAGAGCAAAACCTAAAGCATCAACTAAGTCATCATGTTTGCCCCCGGAACTTTCAAGTTTTTCATTCCCTGCCGGGGTTAGTTTGACAACATAATTTCTAAGTTCATCAAGCACTAATTCAGTAAGCCTTCTATCTCCCTCAGTCATGTAAGGAAACTTAATCTTTTCTTGTTCAAAAGAAGTTATTAATATCCTTACTATATCTTCTTTGGTTTTATCCGTGGTTCTTATAGGCTCAACTGCGGTATTGTATTCTTCAGCCATTAAGTCAATGAAATCTTTTCCGAAATTGTTCTCCTCTACTAATATAATGGCTCCATTAAATTTTTCACATAATAAACTAACATCTTTAACTTGGTTCCTTATTTTAATTCCTTTCTTATGATAAACATCCGCCACTACCATATAATTATAAGCTTCTATAAATTTAAGGAAAACTACAGCAGTAAAATCTGCACTAGCACTACCGCTCCTAGCTAAATCGGCTCCAGCATAGTAACTTGCTCCCTTTTCTGGAGTATCTTCGTAAGTTAAAGTTTTATCCTTAGCTAATTCAAGTAGGTTTTCATCAAAAATTCTAGACCCCTCAGCGATGGCCTCACACAATATTTCCTTATTAAACCTAAGAGTGCCCATGGTTTTCTTCATTTCCATTAATTCATCAAAACTCTTAAGGTCAGGAGCTAAAGTAATTTTCTTTTCAAAGTCTAAAATACCTGGGAACTTATAAAACTTCCATTTAGTAGCACCATCTTTTATCATTTCCCCTATACAACTGAATATATCAGTAGCATCTTTTTTAGTTCCTACTATAACTAAGTCTCCATTTTTGGGAGATATAGCTGGAATAATGTCTTCGAATACATAACTTTCTATCTTATCCTTAGAAAGTTTCTCATCAGACCTAAGTATATCATCCAAAATTACTCTATGAGGGTGTAATCCTCTAATTTCTGCTCCGATACCTCGAGAAATGATGAATCCACCATTAAAAGCAAGAAATTCAGTGCTCCAATGCTTAAAATCGACTAATTTGAACAAAAGCTCGTTATTTTCAATAATAGTTCTAATATCTCGGATTATAAGGTCAGATTGCGTGGATGAGGCGGAAATGATGACTTGTTGATAGTTTTTATGAATATAAGCTTTATAAATCGTCATAATTATGCTAAAAAACGTGGTTTTACCATGACTTCTACTACATAATAGAGATAAATACTTACCTTTATTACGTCTTTGAATATCAAACCATCGTTGGAATAGACTATTCCATCGTATTCCACCACTTCCAGTCTCTTCCATAGGACCTAAAATGAACTTTTTAAAGTAAAAACAACCATTTTTTTCTTCATAAACTTTGGAAATAAGTTTTTGAAAGACCACGGAAAACTGTATAGGGTCATCTAGGTTAATGTTTTTATAGTCCTCGTTAAAGTATGAATAAAATTTTACAAAATCACTAACTATTTCCTTTATTGTTCTCATAAATGTTTACCTTTATATTATCAAAGTCACTATCGTTTTTACTAACCTCTATAAATTCTGTAAAATTTCTACCTTTTTCACAAACTAATGCATGAAGTTGTTGAGTGTCCACGAAAATTGTATTTAGTCCCTCATCTACTAATAATTCTTTCTTATACATATGCTTATGTACTTCGGTTTCACAACTATTGTCTATATGTATAAGTTTTACTGTAAACTTTTTGTCTTTCCAAAGGATTAGCTCATACCCCCATGCATGATTTCGTTTTTCCATTTAATCCTCCTCTATTTTTATATAAACTCCGCACCTACAATTATCGGTTTCTAAAAAAAAATTACAAGGGCAAGTATCTGCTTTATTTATACTACAAAGACAATACCCTCTTTTATTAACTTTATGCAAAAGGTCTTTATTTATTTTAAAAGTACTCATTCTACATCTCCTCTTCCGAATTCTCCCAGTAGTCTTTTTTCAAAAGTATATTCCTTAACCTTTTCCTTTCCAGCATCCGCTATTCTCTTCCTCTCTTCAGGATGGTTTAAGTAATAAACTATTTTTTCAACCATTTCGTCCGGGGTATCGAATACATCTAAGTGAACTCCGATAGTAAAATCTTTTTCTATCTCAGCAGTTCTTCTACAAAGATAAAAACCACCACAAGCAAGAGTTCTATAAACCCTAGCAGAGTGAGACCTTTTGGTCATAAAATCGCTATCTAGTCCTCCTAAACAAATTTTACTTGCTTGACTGGCGTAACTGTGAAATTCATTAATTAAAGCAACCTTTTGATGTTTACTATGTATTTTAGGACTAATCTTCTTTTTAATCTCTCCATAAATTTTAAGTTCAAAACCTTCATCAATTACCCTTTCCAAAAAGTCTTCCCTACAAGGATGTATATTATCCATCGAGCCTATAAAAAGAATATCGCTTCCGAACTTTTTCTCTAAGTAATAATTAATAATCTGCTCTCCGTTCCTAACAGGGTCATATCCTTCTGCTAAGAATTTAACATTAGTAAGTCCGGCTTCAAATAGTTCATCTACATTATCGCAATAAGTATAGAATGTATCGTAGTGTTTCATTTGTTCTATATATTGTTTACATTCATGTAAAGGAACTCCATTGAGTGTGGCATCATAAATCCAACAAGCGGTTTTAATACCTTGTCGTTTAGCATACTCTATAACCTCAGTAGATACTTCTAACCCTTTTAAAACGAGCAATAAGTCAGGTTTAGGATTTAAGTGGTCTATTTGTTGAACTATTAAAGTCTGTAACTTCTCCAACCCAACTTTTTTAGCAACTTCTCTAGGGTCTAATATGGCAACAGCCCAACCTAGTTCCCTAAATGCATCATAAACGTAATACCCAGTCTGATTATCCTCTAACGGTGCTATTAAAAATACTCGTTTCATTTTATCTCCTCCCTTTTATAAATACCAAATATAGTCTCATCTTTTGTATAATGAGTATAGAATGAATCAAAATTTTTAGACATCAAATCAGATATTCCTTGTCTCGCTTCCTTATTTTTAGGCAAATGCATAGGGAATTCTTTTTTAATTACAAAATTATAACCACTAGTTATTATAATTCCTCTAGGGGTTAAACAATCTATTAACTTTTTAAGTATTCCTACAGGGTCTTCTAAGTGCTCTAATACATCCATAATTAATATAATATCATATTTTTGTTCAAAAACTTCTGTTTCTTTAAGAAAGGTCATAGGTCTATTAGTCATAGCAGATAAGTATTTAGCAAAGTTTTGTATCTCCCCATCTAAATCATAATAGTAAACATCATTACCTTCAGTCATTTGCATACCTAATTCTCCAATCCCGCCACCAAAATCAAGTATTTTCTTATTTTCCGCTTCCATAATAGGGCATAATACTTTAAATACTCTAGTATGATTATTAAATCCTATTAACCCAAATACATAATTTTTAGAATGTTGATAAAAGGAATCGTTTGTTTCTCTATGTTCCCATTCATCATTACAAGCTTTTTGATTTGTAGCAGGGTCTTCTAATATTTTTATAAAATCATCCCTATCTATTCCATAACATTCTTTTACTGCATTTATAAAATAATTTGGTATCTGTTTCATTTTTGCACGTTCCTTATTATTGAATCAAATATATGTAACATTCTACTAGCCATTGTTTCAAAACTAGATTCTATCTTGGCAAAATCTGCACCTTGTTCCCTAAGAGGTCTTGTTATTTCAGGTCTTATATCATTAGTAAAAGAAATTTCTCTTGCTAAGGATACGGAGTTATCGTTTTCAAAATAAATGGCATGACTTTTATAAAGGTCGTGCAAAACTTTTAATTTAGGGACTAATACAGGCTTACTAGCATACAGTCCTTCCCAAGGACTAAGACCTCCTATATATTCTGTTTTTTGAGGATAGATTAACATGGCACAATCCCTAATTAGTTTAAATTTATTTTCTTCACTAAGATTTTCATAATGTTCAAATTCTATTCCATTAACTTCACAAAGTCTTTTAGTCAGTTCCAAATCTCCATCATCCCAACCTACTGCTATATACTTTTTTATTCCGGTAATAAGTCCTAATGCTCTTGGTATAAGATTACAATTCTTTTGTTCGTTCATTCTACACACAGAAAGTACATAATCTCCTTTAGTATCCAATCCACTTTTAAAGTATTCTTCGTTCATGTTAATTCCATAAGTTATAACACAAGGGTCATCAAACCATTGATGAGTATATTTATAATATTCATCCCTTGCGATGTGGGTATTAAAAAGTATTACATTAGCAAACTTCATTACGTCAAAATAATATACCCAATCCATCATTCTACCTCTTTGAACTTTCATAAGATGTGTAGGTATATCCAATAACATTATTCCCCAAGGAAGACCGAATGTTTCAGCAACCATTTTGGTAACAGGACTTACTTGAACGTGGGAACCGAACACTATGTCAAATTTTTGAGGTATCAGTTTTCTCATAACATCCGATTTCTGAAATTCTAAAGGAGTTGTAAATGTTCTATAAGGACAATAGATAATTTCTAAATTTTCGTGGGGTATGATAGGATGTTCTTTATCGTACTCATCTACTCCCTGAACTACACAAGTAACCTCGTGCCCTTTTTTGCATATTTCATTGCACAAATTTAAAATCCAATTCGCACTCTCCATAGCTAAGTAAAGTACACGCATTTTAACACACCATCCCAAATCTTACGCCACAAACGTTACAATAATTCTTACATACCTTGTTTTCCTTCCTTAATTTAATATAATCTTCCATAGTAAATTTAGTTTTTTCGTTAGCCATGTCTTGTTCCATAAAAGTTAGTAAGGTATCGTTTCGGAAATCATTATATTTTTTACTATTAAATATATCCATAAAATTATCTTTATGAATATTACCCATTACCATGTCCGAAAAATCTAAATTCATGGGAACATCTTTAAAATGCTCTATTGCTCTACTTTTTATACAACCAATAAGACAACAGGGATATATATCTCCATAAACATCCATATAACTATCAAGCCAAGGAGATTTACATTTTGTAAGATTAATTATTAATGGTCTAAGTTTTAACCCTATATCTAGTTCTTTAGATAAAAGTATTGATTTTTTGTAATAATCTACAGTATCGTTTAAGTCTATTTCGATAATGTGTTCTTTTTCTAATCCTTTTAATAAACATTGTGGATGTAATGTACTTACCGAATCTACTCCTAATTCCTTACCTAATTTAACTAATAAAGGTAATTCGTGAACGTTTTGTTTGGTCATAACCATATCAATTCTAATATGAGGATATTTAGTTACGGATTCATTCCTTAACTTAACTAAGGTTTTAATATTTTTAATAACTTTATCCCAATCCGAGCCTAATCGTATCTTATCATATGTTTCTTTAGTAGCCGCATCAAGGGAGATACTTATTTTACTAACTCTAAGGTCTACTATTTTTCTACACCAAGTTTCATCCATCAAAACACCATTAGTAACCATATTGATAGCTAAATGCCTATTATCGGATTCTTTTAATATCTTATAAAAATCCGGATTCAAAAGTGGTTCTCCCAATCCAACAAAACAAATAGTATTTGTAGGGTTTGCTTCATTTAAAAGCTTTTTAAATGTTTCTAATTTAAGATGTTGAGGTTTCATCTTTTCTAATCCTCGTTTAAAGCATATACTACAATGTAGATTACATATATTAGTGACTTCTACAGTTAATCCGTATAGTTTGGGAGTTATCATTCTAGTTCTTCATACTTCTTTTTAATCTTTTTAGCATTAGTTTTAATATTTTTGATAGTATTACATATATAATGTATATCTTCAACTGCTAATTGACTTGATGAAGGAAGATAAAATCCTGTATTCCAAAGTTCTTCTGCTATTGGACATTTTATATAATCTATTCCATAGTTTATATATGCAGGTTGTAGATTTAATGGAAAGAAGAAAGACCTTGTTTCTATACCATACTTTTCTAGTTCTTTTTGAATAATACTTCTATTCAACCCAAACTTTTTTTCATCTATAGTAATTCCATACATCCAATATACTTGTCTACCATGCTCGTATTCTGATGGGGTAGTTATTCCTTCTACATCTTTAAGTTCTTTATTATAAAATAAAGCGTTCTCTATCCTTCCTCTAATAAGAATTTCGGCCTTTTCTAATTGAGCTAAACCAATAGCGGCTTGTATGTTAGTCATTCTATAATTATAACCTACTGCGTTATGTATAAATCTTATTTCGCCAAAAGCTTGATTTTTAAGGAAATCCATTCTTTTATAAAGAATTTCGTTATTAGTAACGCACATACCGCCCTCTCCTGTGGTAATTATTTTATTTCCATAAAAACTGAAACATCCTACATCTCCTATAGTTCCTACAGGGTCTCCTTTATAATCGGCCCCGTGTGCTTCGGCACAATCTTCTATTATATAAAGGTTATGTTTTTTGGCAATTTCAACAACCCTATCCATATCCATAGGCTGACCAAATATATGAACTACCATTATAGCCTTGGTTTTTTCTGTTATTCTTTCCTCTATTTTAGATATATCCATATTATAAGTAATAGGTTCGGAGTCTATAAATATAGGTTTAGCTCCTACATAAACTATAGCATTAGAACTTGCTATAAAAGAAAATGTTGGTACTATAACTTCATCTCCTTCTTTAATGTCTAAAGCTAGTAAAGCCAAGTGTAAAGCTGTTGTTCCATTAGAACAAGTAACAGCATATTTTGTTTTACAGAACTCGGCGAACTTTGTTTCGAATTCTTTAATAAATCTACCTTGAGAACCAATCCAGTTAGTATCTAAACACTCATTAACATATTTCTTTTCATTTCCTATAAGAGTAGGCTCACAAACTGGAATAGTTTTCATTATCTCACCTTTTTACATATAAAAGTAATAGCCCAAGTATCTGGAGAAGGTTTCTTTTTAGTTATCCATTCTTCTATCTTTACTATCTCAAATCCTGCATCCTGTATTAAAGGTGCTATATCTGTCAAGTAGTGAAAACGCATAGTATGTTTTTCTTTAAAATGATAACTTAAAAACAATCTATGTAGTAAACTTTTGGTATTTAATAAAGTAAAATATTGTTCTACATCTACAGTTCTGGTTCCATAATGTATTGTACTTATACTATCCCTAAATATCTTATAATCTCCTTTATTGATAGAGAAAGATTTTTTAGGACAACCATATTTTTCAATAGAGGGACCATACCAGCAGTCGAAAACGAATATTCCTCCTTTTTTTAATTGAGTATTTACATTATAAAGAGTATCTCTTAAATTCGAATCCGTCAATAGATAGTTCATTGATTGAAACATTGAATAAATTAGGTCAAAATTGCTTCCACAATAGGTATTTCTCATATCTCCCACTACAAAAGTTGTATTTAACCAAGTATTTATATCCGCATTATTCTTTTTTAATAATGCAATATCAATCATATCTTCCGAAATATCTACACCTATAATATCATATCCTTTTTTAGCAAGTGCAAGTGTATGTCTTCCTGTTCCACATCCTAAATCAAGTATTTTTTTAGCCTTATATTTTTTTATAATACTTTCTAAGTATTTTACCTCTTTATCAGACCTACCATCATATTTGGCATTATAAAAATCATCATAGAATTGTGCACTTTTATGAAACATCATTTTTTATACCTCTCAACAGCTTCTTTAAACATTACTTCTACTATTTTACAAGCTTTTTCTAAAGTATGAGTATTGGTTTTATCAGTCATAAGTAAAGAATATGCTTTATTTCCTATATTATCCCTAAATATTTCTCCTTCTACTAATATTTTGATAGAATTAGCTAGTTTAGGGATATCATTAGCAGGTGTATAAAATGGCATATCTGCTAATCTTTCATGCATAATGTGTTCGTCATAACAAATTGATGCCTTTTTATAATACGCTCCTTCTGTTACGGTTAAACAAGACATTGGTTCTACAAGGAATAGTGATTCCTGAATAAGGTGGCACTTTTCTTCATCTCCTATAATTCCTTTAAGTTCTATATCTAATTTATAAGTTTTGGCAAATTCCATTATCTTTTGTTTAACATCAGTATGATACTTACCTACTATTATATATTTTGGAGGATTTTTAAGTAAAGATAGGGCAATTACTATATGCTGTATTCTTTTATAAGGCACTAAAGTGTCTATTGTAAGTATCTGATTTTTTAAAGGAAGTTCTTTTTTATACTTCTCTAACATTTCACTATCTAAAGGATATGGTTTTATATAAAAATTTAGTGGTAATATTCTTCCTAAGAATCGTTCCATTCTATACTTAACTTCTGGTCCCGTAATAGATTTAACATCGCACTTTAAAAAGTCTTTAAGCAACCTTTCAAGTTCCCTATAATTATTATCTGTTGGAGGAGATATGTGGGTATACCAGTGATTGTCGTAGTTTTCTAAATTATATTTTTGTTGAGGGATAATTTCAAGATGACCAACTACTGGTATCTTAAGGTCTTCTTTAAGTTTTAATGCTGGATATATTAATGGTTCATATGGCGCCCATATAACATCTGCGGTTTCGCAATCTTCTTTATCTATAATAGTATCAGAAAATATCTTTCCGTTTTCTATCCACATATATATTCTAATAACTTTATGTCCTAATTTTTCAAACCCTTCACAAAACATATCTGTATCATCTTTATAATCTTTTTTAATAGGGCATATAACTATTATTTTCATTCTACCTTCACCTTACTTGCCAAAATTAGTGTTTCATTAACTTGCTTACAGGCTTCTTTAAGTAAGTGAGTGTGTGTTTTATTACTTATAAGGTCGTTATAAGCTTTTTCTCCCCATTTCTTTCTAAATTCTGGATTCTTATCAAAGTAATCTATTGCTTGTGCCATTTCTACAATATTATTATCTAAAACATAAAAAGGTAAATCTGCTAATCTATCCCTAAGTACTGGGTCATCATAACAAATAGAAGCTTTCTTAAAGTATGCCACTTCTGTTACGGGTAGACACGCCCATGGGTGCACTGTAAATATAGATTCTTGAATTAACCTACATTTTTCTTCATCAGTTACTATTTCTTTAAATGTAACTTTTACATTATATTTATTTGCTAATTTAGTTAATTTTTCTAGTTCTTTTTTCTTTCCTTCTTTATTTTTTTTACAACCACCTATTATTATTAATTCTGGAGGATTTTTAATTAAAGATAATGCTCTAATAACATGAGCAGTTCTTTTATGAGGTTGAAGGCTTAATATACTCAATATCTGCCTTTTTTCTTTAATACTAGGGTCTCTATATTTATCTAATAATTCTTCATCTAAAGGATAGGGTTTAATGAATAATTCTCTATCTAATTGACAACCCAATAGTTTTTCTATTTTATATTTTTGTTCTAATCCTATAATTGTTTTAATATCACAATTAGCAAATGCTATTGCCAAATATCTATATTTTGCATACTCGTTAAATGTTTTACTTTCTAAATCTGGCATTTCTTCATTATAAAACCAGTATTTATCAATTGCTTCCATACTAAATCTTCCTGGAGGAATAACTTCAAAATGACCTAATACTGGTATTTTACATTCTTCTCTTATCCAAAGAGCTACAGGTATTAAAGGTTCATAAGGTGCCCAAACAACATCCGCTCCTTTAAATTTTTCAGTATCCATCGTATTACCATACCTACAACATACATTACCTTGGTCATACCAAATTTCTGCCCTAACTATTTCATGACCAAAATATTTTTCTAATCCATCACAGAACATTTGAGTATCGTCTTTATATACTCCTGTATGTACTGGGGTTATTACAATAATTTTCATAATTTCCTCACACAAACTGCTGGTGAACCATACCATACTTCATTTTTACCTATATCTTTAGTTACTAAACTTCCTGCTCCTATTATTGCTCCTTCTTCTATACTTATACCTGGTAAGATGGTAGTATTAGCTCCTATAATTACTCTATTACCTACTACCGTAAGTTTTTCTGGCCAAAATTGTTTCTGAGTCATAGCCTTCTTAACGGAAGGATATTTATCTGTGGTAAAACAAACTTTTGGGCCGATAAAACAATCATCGCCTATTATAACACCATTAGGAATAAACGACCCATTGGCTATCCTACACCTATTTCCTATTTTAGCTTTTTGTATTTCTACAAATGCTCCAATATTAACATCGTCTCCTATTATAGAGTTGTATAAATTAACAAAGTACCATATCTTACATCTTTTACCTATGATTACCTTATCAATTATTTGGTTTGTGAGTATCTCTATCCGCCTCATTTAGTTCTTCACTTTTAAATTCTATAAAAAATGCTTCTTCCTCTCCTATATTAGTTACGCTATGTAATTCGCCAGTTATTATATCTACTATCTCCCCATCTGTAATTTCATACTCTTTAAGTCCTACCCTTACTAATATAGTTCCTTTTATACAAAGTATTTTCTCAAATATTCGTTTATGGTAATGATTCCCCCTTGTTTCTCCGGGCATTATACTTCCCATGAGTAAGTATTTGTAGTCAAATTTGAGTATTTTTGGACTTACCCAAATTAATATTCCTCTTCCATCCATGAAATGTTCTAGTTTCATTTTGATACGTTAAGTATTTGTGCTATTTTTTCTGCCGCAATAGGAGTTATATATTGATGAACACCTATATAGAATCCATTCTCTTCCATTTTAACCGATATAGGATATTTGCTAGGTTCTCCCAATAAATACTTTTTAACCTTACCATTTTCGTCAAGTTCTTGATAAGCTTTTTGGTTGGCCAAACAAGGAAACATTCCTCGTGTTTCTACATCACCATCATGAAGTTTTTTAATAGCGAATTCTTTTTGTTGTTTAGATTTAGCTATTATAGGATATCCTAACATACTATAATTAACTCCCCATGGCATAGCAATTAAATTAGTATTTTTTATACCAAGATAGTATGTTTTAGCTATTTCTTGTCTATTTTTTACTATTCTTTCAAAATCTTTTAGTTGTTCAAAAGCTATTGCGGCACAAAATTCTGTTGTTTTACCATTAGTACCTACTAGACCATGTTCAAACTTCATAGGGTCTCCATCTCTACCATGATTTTTCATTTTTCTAATAGCTTCCGCATAATTATCATCGTTAGTAGTTATTACTCCCATTTCTCCTGCTTGAATGACGTGACTTACGAAGAATGAAGAACTACCAAAATCTCCTATGCTTCCTAAATATTTCCCATCATACTTACTTCCGAAAGCTTCGGCGAAGTCTTCTACTACAAACCAGCCATATTTTTTAGCTTCTAACATTATTTTATCCATATCAGGAGTATAACCTAATATAGATACTGGAACTATTACATCTATCCTTTTCTTCTCATCCTCTGTTAAATTATCTATATTAATACATAAATCGTTTTCGTTAATATCACAAAGTATAGGTTCGTAACCTATCATTAGGAAAGCATTAAGAGTGGCAGGGAATGTAGTTGCTGGAACGCAAACTACTGGCTTATCTTTTTTAATCTTTTGAGTTTTTAAATAATATGCTATTATCTGAAGGGATATTGTTCCATTACAAATAGCAATAGCGTGTCTTACATGTAGTATTTTTTCTACTTCTCTTTCGAATAGTTTAACATATCTACCTTCTGTAATATGATTACTACCAAGTACATCATTTATTGCATCCCTAAATGCTGTAGTGGTTTTAAAATCTCCGACCTTAAATTTCATTAATAACCCCTCCTATTCATCTTCTATAATAGCATCATCGTGACCATCATTGAAAACATCTTCATCATCATCTTCGAATCCGCCTTCATAATCTTCATCTCCCATATTTACATCAACTCCTTTTTTAAAGCCTCCATCATTTTCTCTTGGCTAAATCGTTCTTTTTCAATTTGACAGCCTTTTACTAGTATTTCGTGTATTTCTGGATTCATAACTAACTTCATTTTTTCAATCAAATCATCTACTTCTATTATTTGTTGTGCAACACCTATTTCTTTAGTTTCTATATAATCATCAGCATCTACTAATAATCCACTAACCCTATCCTTTACTATTTCATTCATTGGAGGATAGTTTGTTGTTATTACTGGCGTTCCACTTATTATTGCTTCTATGTTTGGTATTCCTAATCCTTCCCATTTACTTGGACAAAGATAACAATCTGCTTTTTTATATAGTTTCTTAATCTCGGAATATGGTAAGTTAGCAACTTTTTGACTAGTTAAAATAAGTGAGGTGTTTGGGTCATTAAGTTTCTTAAATGCTTCTACTACTAGTTCCGTATTTCTTCTTCCTTTAACTCCTCCAAATCCTGATGTGTGTAAGAATACAAATTTGCTATGAGGAAACTTTTCTCCTTCATATTCTTTTAAATCTAACCCAAAAGGAACTAAATAGGTATTAGTTAAACCAAATCTTCGAAATATCTTAACCTGTTCTTTAGTATGACTGAATATTTTATGAAACCTTTTAAATTTAGGAACTGATGTATTAAATAGTTTCTCCCAAGCAATCCAAGCACCTATTGGTTTAACTCCTTTTTCCCAACAGATTTCGATTAAGTTATCTTTATTAACTACCCACTGGTCGTATTCGAAAAATAAGCAATAATCAGGTTTTTCTAAATCCAATATGGTTTTAAAAAAGGTTCCATCCACTTGCCAAAAGTCTGGAGAGTCTATCTTTTTAATCGGAAGGTCAAATTCTGGAGCGTTCTCATCTAATTGACCAAATCGTAATACAGTAACTTCGTGTCCTAAAGCAAGTAAGGCTTTAACATAAGCTAAAGCGTTGTAGGCAACGCCTCTTCCAAACCCCCAATTTTGAGCAAGTAGTGCTATTTTCATTATAATTCCTTTTTTTCTTTATCTTTATATTTTAAATATAGTTCTTGCATGGAATCTAGTAAAGCCCTATATTCTTTAAATAACATTTCTGGGTCTCTAACGGTAATTCTATCGTTAGTTATTAAAAATTCAAACTCTCCACCCAATGAATCTTTTACTTTCTTTAAAGCATTACCCAATTTTTCAATGTCATAACGGTCGGAACCGATGACTGCCATGTGCACGAGATGTACCATTTTCTTTCCTCCTTTATTCTTCTTTTTTTATCTATAAAACCATGACAAAATTTACAAAGTGTTATTCCGTTATCAACATCATAGATAAATTTTATACTTTTATGAATAGGATATATATGATGTGCCTCTAAATCCTTTCCTTTTACTTTACAAAATCGACAAGTATAATCATCTCGTTTGAATACTTGGTTTCGCCATTCTTTATATTCTATACTATTTCTAATTAATTTAGTAGCTTCTGTTTTGCCACCTTGCCAATTACTTGCTAGTTTTCCAGTTCTACCTAAATGTGCTTTTCTTTGTTTTATTTTCCATTCTTCTGTTCTTGGTGGGTGTTTAAAACCTATATGCGATAAAGACATCTTTTTTCTTGTTTCTGTAGAGGCTATTTTACCGAGATGTGTTTTTTTAAATAGTTCTAGGGTTTCTTCCGAATAGACTCCCACTTTTCCTCTATTCCATGGTATCGAACCTAGATGTGATTTTCTACAATTCTCTATGTGTATAGGTGTTAATTTCTTACCAGTTAAAGATTTACTTATATTATTTTTATGTTCTTCCGTAAATATTACTTTTCTACCTTTTAAAGATTTCCAATAACACTTTCGGCACCATTGTTTGGCTCCAACACAAATTTGTATACCACAATCTTTACAATATTTAATTATTATCCCTCCTTAAACTATTTCGATAGGCAAATCATCTTTAAATTCAGGAAGCATTGGCTTATCTGCTTCCATTCTTATCTTGGTCAAAAATTCAACCAGTTCGTTATGATTAGCCCTTCTACTTATAGATTTATGCCTTTCTTTACCATTAGTTTTATAAAATACTGTAATATAAAAATCTTTGGAAACAGTTACTTTAGTCACGAAAGAGTATTTTTCTATGCTATCAATTATTCCTTTGCTTATCATTCTTGAACCCACTTCCCTATTTTTTTAATATGTTTCCAGTCTTTAGATAGTTCTTTATCTAATATTTGGGAATTTTCAAAAACGCAGTGGCCTAAAAACCCCCCTTTATTTGGTTTTAGTATTGGTCTCACCACATGAGGCATACCTAATTCCATAAAACCTACATTATAAGTTAGGTTCCAGTCTGTATAAACATTATCAAAATTTAAACCATGTTTATCACATATCCTTTTAACTTCTGTTGCCCAAGCAATATATTCGCCATAGGTGGTGGTGCAAAGTAGTTTAGCAAGTTCTGTTTCTTCTGGCGAATTAAATGCTTTAGTATCTATTCCCATCTTTTCAAAGAACTCTACAACCTTATCCATTACTTCCATATTTGTGGCACCTACATATTTAACAAATGTCATAATACCTTCTTTTAGGTAAGGATGTACTCCTCTTATAGGAGAGTGTGTACATGGGATTCCAGATATTTCTTCAATACTTCTAGTAGTTCCCATATCAACTGTGGAATTTATAATAACTATTTTAGGTTTAACTTCTTCTATCCTTTTAGTTACTATATCAATAAATTTATTGTTGTAAGGAATGTTAACCATCATAATATCTATATCTTCTGGTATAACATCTTGATAATCTAGTTCTATTGTAAATGTTTGATGACCATTCTTTTCACATATTTCCTTTAAAGGCTTTCCAACCTGGCCTAATCCTAAATTCACTATTTTCATAATATAACAACCTCCTTACCTAACTTTTTGGCATGTTTAATAGTATTTTCCGTTCCACCTTTTCTATCAAAGGATACAAAAGCATAAATTATGTCAGCTTCTTTAGCTATTGCTTCATTTCGTTTATAAAATCTTTTAACAGCATCAAAGTAAGTAGTTTCGATAGTAGGTTTTTCTGGTAGTATTATAATAGTATTCATTTTTCTTTCTTTAGCTCTTTCAATAGCCCAAGTATCTACTCCTTTACATCCACCCGATACTACAATATCTTTTTTATTTAATGAATCTACTAACTTTATAACATTACTCTTATCTATTCGTTTCCTACTACCTACAATACCAACTTTCATTGTTCTTCTTTAGATTTTGCTATTCGTTTATCGTCTTCGATAATAACAGCATTAATATCTATAGGTTCTTCAAATATTCCTTTACTTGCTCTAACTCTATTATCTATCTCGCCAATAATTACATTAATATCTATTTTTTGTTCTTTAAAGTCTCCTGCTATCTTGGAAAACAATTCTATGCCTTGTAACATTCGTCCTACTAAAGCCGAGTAAGCATTGTACTCCTTTTCATTTTTGGCCATAGCTTTAACTTCGTTTATTTCATCAAAGATAGTTTTGAGTTCCTTTTCATAATCCAAGACCATATCTTTGAATTTCTTTGTTAATTGAATATCTGAAATCACGTTCTTTCTAACTTTTGAATTATTAAGTAACATCTGTCTAATTCCTTCATCACTACATTCAAATCCTTCCTCAGTTAATTTTTTAGTTATTTCGGAAGGATTCATTCCATTCTCGTAAAGTTCCAGAGCCCTATCTTTAACTCCAGAAGTTTTATATTTAGTTTCTTTCTCCTTAATTGGTGTTTCTACACCAGTTCCAGATTGAATTTCCCCTTGCATTTAAACACTCTCCCTAAGTCTCTTGTGTAATCTTTCCAATAATTAAAACCATTTTTGAAAACATACTTTTTGAAATGTTCATCTTCCGGAAGCTCGAATTTCTCGATTAATAAGTCAAAACATAACGTTCCGATGGATTCCCTTATGTTTTTTTCTAAATCTTCCATAGGAGTTGGTGAACTTCCTAGTCCTGATTGAATATGAAATACTTGGTCTGGAATGAAATAACAACCATTATAAAGTTTAACATATTCTACCGCATGTAGTATACCTGGGGTATAGTTCATACAATTCCCTTTTACTTTATGTAACTTTCCATATACTATATGATTTATTTTTTGAGTGGACAAGGCATCGTTGCCTTTATAGCGGATTTTCAATCCATTTTTAACCATGTTTTACACCTCGAATTCATCTTTATCATTAATTTTATGTTTTGATTGTTTAACATACATTCTCTTTTTAAATCCTTCCCTGATTTTTTTATGTTTGGGATAATATGTTGGGGTTTTATTACTTTCTAAAAACAGTTTTTCTACAATATCATAATCTGTTTTTATAAACCTATGACACCTAATTCCACAAGTGTGCCTAGTTATTAAGTTTAATGTGGAATATACAGTAATTGTGTATTTATAAGTATCTGTATCAAATTTAGTTCTGCACTTGGGACAATAGAAGTTATAGATTTTTTCATATTTTGTATAAATTTCCTCAACAAACTTAACGCCTTTCTTAGCTTTGGTGAAAAAGCTCTTGTTTCGTTTCCGAATCATTCGTTCCTTTACCATATTACACAAATATTTTATATCTAATATATCATATGAATGTTCTACTATATAAATCTATCGTTTTTAAAACGAAGGTTTTATATGCCATTGTTGTAATAGTATAAAAATGTATGTATTGTATTAGGGTTATTTTTTTAAATAGACGACGTTATTTAGTTCAAATTATACTAGGGTAGACTAAGTAAAATCGAAACATTTATATACTGGAAGATTATATATACTATGTAGAGACTTATTTTTTATATAGTGTTAAGATTATTTATAAATTTATTAAGATTTTATATAAAATGGCGGAACAAACAGAAAAACAAGGATTTTCTTTGGGAATATTCAAATTTCTATCAAAAGACTATAGAGGGCAACATCAAAAATTAAAGGAACAACTAGAACAGAGAGAATCTGAACTATTAGCTTCCAATAGACTTCTAGAAGAATTAGGAGTGGATAGTCAAACCACTAACCCTAGTGCTATAGCCTCAGACCAAAGACAATTAACTGACATAATGAATGAAATGAGTAGAAGGGTAGATTTAAGATGTTTTCAATCTCTTTATTTAAGAAATCAATTTATATTTAGAGCAGTAAATATCCGAGCTTCCGAAATGGTAAGTAGAGGATATGATATTATTGGTGAAGATTCGGAAGGAGTTAAAAAATGCAGTGACTTAATAAAGAACTCAGGTGGAGAATCTTTCTTAAGACAATCTAGCATAAACGCTGATGTTTTTGGTAATAATTACTGGGAACACATTCTTTCTCAAGGAGGGAAAGACATTTTACTTCTTAGACAAGTTCATCCTTTAACATTTGGATTCAAATATGACGAAGTTACACATACCATAATTTTTGGTGACGATAAAACTCCATTAATGTATGCCCAAAAGGTCTTTGACCCTGAACTGGGAACAGAAATATTAGTGGATGTTCCAAAGGATAAAATAACTCACATCAAATATAATACTTTTGGTGATGAGTTTAGTGGTATATCAACTCTTCAACCAGGTTATGATACTTTAATTAGGCTTATGAACATGGAAAAGGCGGCTGCTTTGGCAGCTATTAAAACAGCTAATCCATTAATGGTTCTTAAAACTAATGCAAAAAGTCCTTTAATTCTTGGAAAATGGATGAAAACCATTGGTAAATTAAATGGCCAACAAGAGATTTCTTTAGGAGAGGACCAAACTATTGAGTTTCTTTCTCCTGGAAGGCAAAATTTTAATGATTACGCAGATTATTTCTTAGATGCAGTAGTTTCCGATACTGGAGTTCCAAAATCTATCCTTTTAGGTAGTGGTGGGGATAACAGGGCAGAAACTATAACGCTTTCCAAACACTTCTATCGTGCCATGCGAGATAACCAATTGATTTTCGAAACAGGAATAAATGAACTTTTCCAACAATACGCAGACCTTTCAGGTTTCAAAGCTCCAAAATTTGTTTTCAGAGACGTTGCCGAAGACGCAGACGCTACAGGACAAAGAGCGGTGGAACTGTTCCAAGCAGGTTTGATAGACAGGGAAGAGGCAAGAACAATGATAGGACTTTCATTAGGTGGGTCATCTAAAGTATCTATTGATGGCACTTCTAAGGAAATAAAGAACCAAGATATGGAATCTTGGCATCCATACGAACCAGGTTCACCAGCTGGTAGCCAATCTGGAAATAAAACGAAGATGAAATCTAGTCAAGATTCAAGTTTTAAAGGAGAAGGATTGCCTAACATAAAATGAATAACTTAAAGAAATTAGATGAAGAATTATTGTCTTTTGAGAGGCTTATTGAGGCAGTATTGCCCCAAGAAACCGCTCCCTCCAAAACTAACACTCCCCAAGAGTTGAAAAACACTCTTGGGGTTATTACTCCAAATACAGATTTGGAAATATATCCCATGGAGAAATTGAGAATGTTGCACACAATGTTACATCTCTTTTACAGTTCAGGAAACTGTGAAAAATTATCTAGGGAGGATATCGTTAGATTACATAAGGAAGTAAAGGGAAAGTTAAGTAACCATAAAAATTTTGATAGGCTTGATGTTCAATGATAGAAAAATTATATAAAAAGGAAGAAGAACTAATAATGGAACAACTTAGGTTGTCTCAGGAATTACTACGAGCCAGTATGATGTTAAAATTGGATATGGCAGAACAAGTTATAAAAAATAATATACCTGAAAAGTTATCTACAGATTTTGAAACAGCAGAATCTTTATCTAGCGGATTTAAACTACCTCTTAAAGTTAAAGGAATATTCTTGGTAGAAGGAAGACCTCAAAGAAGGTTTTATACAAAGGAAGAAATGCTTAAAGCAGTAGATAATCCTGTTAACCAAAGATTTCCAATCATTTCTGACCATAGAGATGAAGAAACTTCTGTTATTGTCGGAGTTGTTGATAAGATAGCTTTTGACAATGGTATACCAACACCTAACGGATTAAAGGCCGGAATAAGATGGTGGGGACATATTAATGATGAAACTACAGCAAGAAATATTCTTGATGGTTTAATCAATGAAGTTAGTGCAAGTGTTTATAGCGAACAAGAATATATGGACCCTGCAAGAGGATTAGTTGGTAAAGGTCTTACTTTTACTGAACTATCTACAGTTATTCATGGTGCCGTTACTGGTAACAAAATCGAAGTAGATTTAAAATAAAAGGTGATTTATTATGCCATATACAAATGAGAGTGAGCTACCTCCATTCGTTAAGAAGTTGCCATCAAATCTTAAAAGAATTTGGATGAGTGCTTTTAATGCCGCTTATAAAGAATATAATGGTGATGAAGGTAAATCTTTTGCTACTGCTAATGCGGCTGTAAAAAAATATAGGGAGAGTCATAGTGCTGAAGTTATTGAAGGCGATTTAGATAATAACGTTCAAAACTTTTTAAAAGATGAAAAAGTTAAACCGATAGATTTTAAACATAAAGAAGATTTTAAATCTAAGTTAGATTCTTTTTTAAGGGGTAAGTAAAATGAATAGTGATGGTAAATTGGATATTCTTGATGCTTCTGGCGTTAAGGATGAAAATATGGGTGGAATTATGAATAATGAAACTATTGTTGTTCAACCTATCACGGCAGAAGTAAAGGTAGAACAAAATTCTGCTATTAAGGTTGAAGAAGTAAAAACTGAACAATTATCTGAGAAAGTAGTGGAAGCTCCTAAAGAAGTTCTTAAGGTAGAACCAGTAGTTGAACCTGCAAAGGAACAATTATCTATTGAAAAACTTAAGGAACAACTTTCCATAATAAAAGAAACAAGGGAAGAACTTGCAAAAGTTTATGTTGATATGGAAAAGTTGGGTAAGGAGTCTTCAGAACTTAAAAATTCTAATACTGAATTGCTTAGTAAGGTAGATACCTTTTCCAAAGAAAAAGAGACACTTTCGGCACAACTGAAAGAATCTCAAGAGAAATTAGCAAAAATTGAAGAAACTGAACTATGTAAGAGACTGGAGAAACTAAGTGCTAGTTTTAAACAACTTGGACAAGATAAGAGTGTAGAACAATTAAAAGCGTTGCCAGTGGCAATGATTTCAGAGTTTGAACAAGTGGTAAATGCAGGTTTGAGTGCTAAGAGACAAAATGAGAAACTTGGAGAAACAATAACACATCCTTCACAGGCTGTGGCAACTGAAAAACTAGAAGAGAAGAAACCAGAAGCATTAGTAAAACCAAAACCTTTCTTCACAGAAATTTGTGATGAAATGGCTAAACAGCAAGGTAAAGAAGGAGTTTTCGGAAATAAATCCGTACGAGTTTACTAAATATACGAGGTAATTAATATGCCATCTAAAGAACAATTAGACATATCACCAGTAACCGATATCGGTTCTGGTTTTGGTCCATGGGTAGGCGGAGTAGCTAGTGGTCTTACCACAGGTATCTCATCCATCATGGGAAAAACATGGTCTGAGAGAATCATATTTGATGCTCAGCCTGATAGAGTTTTGTCAAAGTACTTCCTTGAGTTTACAGACCTAATGGGAAATAACGACCTAACATTCGTATTGCCTAAAATAGGAGATGTAGACCTAATGGGTGGAAGAACAGCTTACACAGAAGGTAAGACAAGAACACTAGTTAATTTCGACACTGCTGATAACGTAACCGTTTATCTAACAGCTAGGGATGTTAAACTAGGTGGATGCGGTATATCATTCGAGACAGCAAGTGGTACAAGAGTTTCACTAGTTGAAATGGCACACAGGATGCTTGTTCAACAGTATCTAGAAACTATAGAAACAGATGCTAACAAATGTCTAGAAGGAGCATGGTCAGGAAGAGGAACTACAGGAGCTTCAGAAGTTTATGGTGGAGACGCTGCTGACACAGATGAACTAGCAACAGGAGATGTTATCACTGTTGATAAAGTAGTCGATATGAAAATCGAATTGCAAAAAAAGAACTTTGCAAAAAGACCAGGACAGGCTGTACTTTTTGTACATCCAACCCAGTACAAGTACTTGCTTAAATCATCTCAGTTCACAAACGCTGCTGAGTATGGTGCAGGTGGAATCGTTCAGTCAGGAGTTATTGAAACATATGTAGGTTGTAAGATAGAAGTTTCAACACTTATATCAACAAGCACATTGTTCACAACAAACTCTAGCTGTGACGCTTGGGGAGCAACAGGTCACGTCAGTTACATGATAGACCCTACTGCTGCTGCTTGTATTGTTTGGAAAGAGAAAGCTAAGGTCAAAGTAGAAACTTGGGATGATGAGAGAGTTCACAAGGTTCTATTGGACGCTTGGTATAAAATGTCTAGAATAAATGCATGTGCAATTTGTTTTGGATGTTTTTCAGATGCTTAAATAAAGAGTAAGTCTTTTTTGGGAGGCTTCGGCCTCCTTTTTATTTTTAGGTGATTGTTATGAGATTATATGAGAAGATAAGAATAACAAAAGAAGAATGGGATAAGTTATCTTTGTATCAACAAAGAAGGTTAGACCCTATTTTTATTAGAGAGGTAAAAAATGAAGAAATCCCTCAAAAACAAGAAGTTGTCGTTGAGAAAAAGGTTGAAAAACCAGTTGAAAAAGTTGCTGTTTTGGAAAAAGTGAAAGAAGTAATTAAAAAAGTAAAGAAGAAGTAATAATTAACGTTTTAACGTTGCAATGCAACGGTCGTTAGACCGTTAAAACAGGTGAATAATAATGGCGAATTATGGATATAGGGATGGTGGTTTGGTTGTTAAAAAACTAACAATCGCTGATGAAAGTGGAGAGCCAAATGCAGTAGTTGAATATTCAATACTACAAGCTTCCGCAGTTAGTACAGGAGCAATCCTAACAGGATATGTTTTAAAAGGAATTGGAACGGCAGATATTAGTGCAATGACTTGTTCGTCATTTGCGAAACAGCCTCCTTACGCACTTAACTTAGTTGTTTGTGCAAATGGAGCAGAAACAGGACATACAGATGCAGACCATGACCCATTGACTTTTAAAGGATATAATGCTATGGGAAACCATATTCAGGAAACTTTGTATGTACCTAGCGTTTCAGATGCTACTACATCAACAAGACAAGCATTTGCATTTATATCAACAATCTCACAGAGAGTTGGTAGTGCAAGTTCTAGCAGTGATATAGGACTTAGTTGGGGAGATATAATCGGGTTACCTTACCCTATTGCAACAAGTGATGATATAATAACCTTTACCCAAGGAACAGCATGTGGAACAACAGCTATTCCAGTCGGTTCAAATGGTTATAATACCATACATCCAACACTAATGGAAGATGCAATAACTTTAAGGATAAAGTATAAGACCAAATATAGTATTGGTGGACAAAATAACTAAGTAAAGTCATTGTAAAGTTTTGTAAAGATTATTAAATAGGAAGGTGTTGTTTTATTAAATATGAAGTTAATATTGACTTTTTTAGGAACTTAACATCCGAAAGCTGTTATTGGTTAGGATTTATAAGTGCGGATGGATGTGTTCAGTATGAAAAAGAAAAATATACTTGTTATAGATTATCACTACATTTAAATCCGAAAGATAAGGAACATCTTAATAAGTTAAGAGAAAAACTATGTTTATCTCCTATTTCGGAAGATGAATATAAAGGAATTAAAGCTATTAAATATAGTTGTAATTCAAAAGAATTAGTAGAATTGTTAATCGGTTATGGAATAACTCCAAGAAAAACATTCACACTCAATTTTCCTACAATAATTCCGGATGAGTATATTAAAGATTATATCCGAGGATATATTGATGGAGATGGAAGTTTATATTTTTTAAATGATAAAAGATATAAAAAACCATTATTTTATCTAAATATGGTTGGTAATGAGCAATTCATAAAAAGAATTAAGGAATTAATTAAAGAAAAGTTAGGTATTGATGGTAAGTTTAGAAAAAATACAAGCATTTATATATTAGAATATATTAAGAAGGATAGTATAAGGAAGTTATGTGAGTGGTTATATCAACCAGGATGTATAAGTTTAGAAAGAAAATGGAGTAAATGGTTGTTAGTTAAAGGTGATGAATAATGGATGTAAATAACGAAAAGACGTTAAGGGAGAAAGCAATGGATGGTACATTACGTTGGGTACAATGCACTTGGTATCGTCATCAAAGACTTGTTGAGCAAGAATTTTATTTAAGAACAGGAAGTTACCAGTGGGCACAAGTTTGGAAAGGCGAAGTCGCTCTTTTCAATGAAGTAAAAGATAAATTAGCTACCGATTACGATGTTATACAGGTTAACTTAAGCGTTCAAGATTGGCACTTAGTTAATCGAATTAGAGAAATGCTTAATAAGGCTGGTAATACACATACTAAAATAGTAGCCAACCTTGATTATACTGTTGAGCTTTGGCAAACAAGTTTTGACTACCTTCAGGCCTTAAAAGATGGGCTTAAAGGAGCTGATATGATTTTCGGAACAGAACATCATATGAGTAATGCTTTGGAATTAATGATAGGAAGGAAAGTGCATACCACTCCTCATCCTTGTCATACTAAAAGACTTAAATCGTTAAAGCCAAAAAGAACTTTGCCAGTTATAACGATTGTTTGGCATAGATATGATACATTTTCAATGCTACCTTCACTTATTCCTAAAGATTTAGGATATAAGATAAGATTAATTGGTTATGAAGAAAATGCCGATAGAAAAAAGTTTTGTACATCTACCTATTTTGATGAGATGTTGGGAGCTACAAATTATTTAGATTTTTGCGACGAACTTCAAGAATCATTAGTGGTAATAGAACCGTTCACTCTTACAAGTCATGGTAGGACTACTATTGATTGTGCCGCTATGGGAGTTCCAGTTATCGGAAGTGAAAGGGTAGAAAGTTGTAGAAGATGCTATCCTTATACTACATTTGACCCATTGGATGTCAAGGCTGGTAGAGAACTTTTGAAAAAGGTTTTAAATGACCCTGAGTTTAGAAAGAAGGTTATAGAAACCGCACAGGAAAAGGTTGAATACTATTCACATGAACAGTGTAAAAATAGATTTATTGATTTTTTAGAACAGGGGAGTTATGAATTAAAGCCTGAAGAGTTATAATTTTTAAATAATAAAAAGGTGTCATTTATGGCAGATAATAGCATTATGGCGACATATCCTAGTAAACTTACTACGGCAACTATTGCCTCCTTTGCAGGAAGCAGTGTTAGTTCGGTAATTGTTTCGGGTATATGTGGAGATATAAAACAGTTTAATATAAAAGCAAGTATACCAACAAATAAGTTTATTGTTAAAGTTGTTGATAAAGCTGGGTTGACTAATTTATTAACAGCACAACAGACAGGGTATTATGCAGATAGGACTGGTTGGGCAGCAAATGGTTCTCCTATGAATGTAGTGGTTTATAACGTTTCAAGTTGTGAGACATTTGATTTTAACATAACATATAGCAAGTATGACCCTGACTAAAATGACTTTAAAAGCTGAAGTTAGTGAATTTAAGCGAGTTAATGGAAACTCAGGTTATACAGACCGTGATATGTTAATGTATCTTTGTAGTAAAGTAGATAAAATCCACGATAAAACCATTGAACTATCTGAGTGTCATGTTAAGAATGCTAAGGATATTTATTGGATTAGGATTATAGGTGGTACTATTGCTACTGCTTTTTTTAGTATATTTATAAAGATATTATTTTTTTAAGGTGACTATTATGGCTAAAACTAGAAAGAATGTATTTGGAAATGTAGAAGAGAAGGATGTTGTAGAGGGAGATATAGGGGATTATGAGAAAAGTAAGGGTAGTCCTTATAAAGATTAAATAGATATGTTTATATACTAGAACATCTATTATTACTATTGGGTAACAACAATGCAAGACCTTTGTAGCACAACGGACGTTATGAGAATTATAGACTGTGTAGGTAGGTATGGAACTACTGATATAGGTTATGAAATAGCCGAACAAACACAATATATTTATGATGAATATGGTAATCCATTACAATCCATTATATCAGAAGTGGATAGAGATGATACTACTAATGATTATTATACTAAATTTTATTTAGGAGAAAGGTCTATAGAAAGAGTGGACAAAGTTTATATGGGTACTGCGACCAAAACTGAGTTAGAATCTTCCACGGATTATGTGGTTGCCACTGGGGCTGGAATTGTTAAAATGCAAAGCTCTACCACTTTAGGTGGGGTTGCAATCGCAGATGATTCAGAAGTTATTATTTGGTTTGCTGGTATGCCTTACAAAAAGCTTTGTGCTATTAGAACAGCCGAGAAATTACTTGAAAAATCCGACACTATGAGTGGGGATAAAACAAGTAAGGAATTACAAGTTATAAAGGATAGGCGTAAGGAATATGAAGACCTTATCCGTCAAAAGATAGAAATGCAATTAACTGACAAATATCTTGATTGGGACGAGGATTACGATACTAATATGTTTAGTTTAACTCAACAATTCCAAAGAAATAAATACTTATCAACTGTTTGAGATATTATAAATAATATCTTTAAGGTGAAAAATAATGGTCAAATCTGATTTAAATAAAAAAAGCTCGATGAGCAAAGATAAAGTAATCGGTAATTTGGATGAGCAATTTAGGGAAACACCTATAGAAGATATAGGATGCAGACATAGAACTACTATGTTAACCGATTTAAATGTTGATATTTTAGCTAAAAAGAAAAAGAATTGTTGAGTTCTGTGCCAAGTGGCATATTAATAGTCCAAGGGGAATAAAAAATCGTTAACAATATTTGGAGTAGTTCCAGTTCCGAAAACGGAAATTTAGGAACTAACTGGTCGTTAGGAGTTCTTAGTGCCACAGATACCCTTATATTCGATACTACAAGTAATGTAAACTGTACTTTTTCTACTGGTATAACTGTTGCAGGTATTACTACAACTGCTGATTATACAGGAACTATAACCTTCGGAGCTACTACCCTTACGGTAGGAGATATTACAATAGTAGGTGCTGTTGTTTTAGATTTTAGTGGAACAGCTCTTGTTTCTTCCGGTAACTTAACTCTTTCCGCCACTTGTACTCATACTACTAATTCTAGTACTACTTACGCTTTTAGTAAAGATGGTGCTGTAATTACTACTAATACTAAAGCTTTACCTCAATGCACTTTTACCAGTAATTTTAGTATTAATGGTGCTTGTACAATTTCCAGATTAGTTTTCGGAACTGATGGTATTACTGGTACGTTTGGAGCTGGACAAACCTTTACTTTTACTAATCTTACTGCAAGTAATTGGAATGGAGCTTATGGATTAGTTAATGCTTTCGTATCCAGCACTCTAGGAACACAATATATTTTTGCTATTCCTAATGCTATTACCGTTACTTATACCAATCCTACAGATTGTTATGTTTCGGGATTTGTAATAACCGCAGATGATGATACTAATGTAGATGGTGGTAATAATACTAATTGGACTTTTACCGCTAATTATAGTAATAATGTTGATGAGGCCGCTATTGCTATTGAGATAAAAGATATTTTGAATACTTATCTTACTGACCCTCGTGCTTTAGCAGGTGGTACTACTCGTTCAACTTGGTGCCATTTTGATAAGCCTAGAACAGATGCTACCTATCCTAGAATACAAATAGAGCAACTTCCTGGTACTAATGATATTATCTCCCTCGGAACTAATTATTCCGAACTAACTTATTGTTATTATAACATCCATTTTTATACAATGAAAGATTTTAAACTTACTACTAGACTTAATGGTGTTAGGGTTAGTGTTCAAGATGAGACCTTGGTTTCCCATTATTTTAAGGAAATAAAGAACGCATTAAAGGAGCACCAGAGTATTACACAAGCTTTATATATAGATGGATTTAAAATGTTGGGTACTAGTAAAATTATTTTTGACCCGGACACTAAACTTTATCATGGTTTTATAACAGTTAGGTATTTTTATTTCACGCAGGCGATATAAATGGCTTTTGGAATAAGTTTTAAGGTAGAAAAGGATACTCTTTCCAAAGGATTGATTGCTGTTCAAAATGCTATAGCTAATGGTATAGTTGATGGTGCGATTGAAGAAACTAAAAGAATTGCCGAATCGGCTGAGATTAATCTTATGGAAAGTATGAATACTTATAATCCTAAGGGTCCTATTAGTAGAACAGGTAATCTTTCGGCAAGTATAATGGTTGATATACATAGAGCATCTAAGGGTATAGAAAACACATTTTTTGTATTTATTGACGAAAATAAGGCTCCTTATGCTAAATATGTTGAGTTTGGACATCAAAGTTTTGAAGGTTATCATTTTATGGAACAGGCTTACCAGATGGCTTTACTTAATATTAAAGATACTATGGCCGAAAACATTCAAATAAGTCTTTCCAAAATAAGATTATAAAGGTGATTTAATGGTAAAAATAATGTATAAGGATGGAGTTCCCGGGTACGATAAGAAACTGGGTTGTGGTGTTGTTAAGGGAGGAATTTATGAAACTAATGATAAGGTTGCTGGTAACTTAGTTAGTACTGGCAAGTTTGAGTTTGTTGAAGAAATTAAGAAAGTAGAAGAAGTTAAAGCGGAAATTAAAAGTAAAAAGAAAAGTTACTAATAAAAGAGATGATTATTTATGGCGGCAACTGGATATAAACAGAGCGTCAGATGGAGATGCGAAGTCCCTGATTACCAATATGGTTCCTATCTTTCAACGATGGACCAATCATTAGGACTAGTTCAATCTATCACGCCTGGCGAAAAGAACAATTTGTTTAAAATTAAAACACTTGGTGGTACAAGAGATTACTACACAATCATTCCTGGAAAATTCGAAGTTACAGGAGCAATGGAATATTACTTGCAAGGATGTGCTTTCCTTAGGCAGGCAATAGGAGAAGATACAGCTTCAACAGATACAATAGATTCTGGAGCAAAACTTCTTTACCCTAGTGCAACAGCAGGTATGTGTAAACATATCATGGGTAGTGCAAACTCACCTGGAATTAACGACTTTCCTAGTTTTCAGTTAGAATTTACTGATTACGAGGATTCAAGTGTTACAAGTGATGAAACTAAAAAGTTAAATTTGAAAAGAACATATGTAGGTTGCAGAGTTAATAGATTAACCCTTTCTGCTAATATTGACGAACCTGTAAAGGTTGCAGTTGATTGGTTGGCTAAAAGAGTTATTGTAGGAACATCTGATGAAACCTATTCAACAGAGATAGCTCAAGACCCATTTGTCTTCTACCAAGGAGCAATTTATATGACTACAGGAGAGGCAACAGTGGGAGATGCTAGTGGAGATTTAGCAAGTGACCAGCTTGTTTTAGTTAATAGTTTTGAATTAACTGTTAATAACAACTGTGAAGCAGTCTGGTATATTTGTGGAACTACAACTAGTTATGATAGTATAAGGTCGGCAAAAGCAATCTATCCTAAAGGAAGAGATTACTCTTTGAGACTTGGTATGCATTACCAAGATAGGGAAATGTATGAAAGGTTCTTAGGTGCTCTTGGAGCTACCGCAGACCAACCTACATTTACAAAGCCTCAAGTAGTACTAGACTTCGTAAGGGGTGGAGAAATAGGTAGCGTTAGTAGCCCAGTATCCTCACCAGACTATATAAGAATGGTTGCTGGTTCAGTCGTCTTCGACGATATGGCAATCAATGGTGGCCCTGAGGACATTGTTGGTAACGACACGAACGTATTCGTTAAAGGAATTAAGTTCTTTGTCGTAGATAACGACCCTTCATATAAAAGCTAAGTAAATTTAGAGTAAAGTATATTATATTTAAGCGAGGGATTTATATGTTATCAAAAGATAAGGCATTATTCGATAATAAGGATGGAGAATTAGTTCCACAAGATGTCGAATTACAGGAACGAGTAGATGATAAGGTAGAAACTATTAAAATAATACCTATTACTCGTAAGGAAATGAAAGAGATTTTTGAAAAGAATAAAGATAAAGGAGAGACAGATGAGGATTCGGATGCTTTAATTGTTAAGAAATATTGCAAAGAGCCTTCATTTTCGGATGAAGAAATTAGAGTTATGAAGCCTACCTTTGTTAAAAACATTGCTCAGACTATCTTTGATTTTAGTATTGTAAGAGACTTTGAGAAACCAGATATTATAAAAAGATTAATTGTTTTAAATCCAACATTTAATTCATTAATTTTAATGGGAAGAACAAGACACGAATTACTTTTGATGGAAGAGTATGAAAAGAAAATCAAAGAACTATCCGAAAAAGTGTCGAAGTTAGAACTTAAGTAATATGGTTCAAGGGTTAAGTGATGATTTGTATTTTGATAGAGATAATAAGGGAAACCTTATACCTCAAGAGTTTTGTATAGTAGTGAAAGGAGAGGAGCACAAGGTTAAGCTCATTCCTCTTACTAGGGGAGAACTGAAACGCATACTGTCTGGCGATAATGTGGATTATGATGATTATATCCTTGGGAACAATGTTAAGGTTCCTGATATAGGAAAGGATTTTAATCTTGTAAGACCTGAGTTCGCAACTGCGTTGGTTGATAAAGTATTTGATATTTCCGGAGTAAAGACAGAGAAGAAGAAAGAAAGAAGTAAGCAGTTTGAGAAAGATGATGAGTTTGGAAAACATTTAAGGAAGTTAAGAGAAAGAAGGAAAGAAGGCGATATGTTGCTTTTCCTTCACGAACTTGGTTACAATTTTTATAATGTAAATAATCTTACTGTATGGGAGATTAATTGGATTGTAGAGTGTTATAATGCAAGGGAAGAAAAAAGAAAAGTAGAAAGCAAGGGATTTAAAACTTAATATGTCAGACATCGGTGAACTTCGAATTGTTGTTTCGGTACTTAATGAAGCTAGTGCTGAACTTAAAAAGTTAGATACTGATTTAAATGCCGTTAGAGCCCAGACTAGAAATCTTCAAGCAGAAAGTGTTAAAACTTCTAAATCTACAGTAGATTTGGCTCAAAAATTTAATGAATTGGCATTGGCCGCTAGAAAAAATAGTGTTGAAGCTCAAAGAATGAGTGCTGAGTTTGCAAAACTTAAACCTATTGAACAAGCCGCTTCTTTTGGTACTTTTGCTAGAGTTTTAAAAAGTGAGATTACTGAAAATGTTAAAAATGCCGGACAAGAAATTGGTGTTAAATTTCCTGAACAAATTAAAAAATCGGAGAGTGCAATAGATTCTTTCTTAGGTAAAATGACCCATTTTAGGTGGGCATTAGTTAATGCTTTTTTAGTTATTAATTTAGGTGGTATGGTTTGGAGTAGATTAATAGAACCTGCTGTTAAGTATGAAATGACTATTGCTCGTATTGCCGCAGTTACTCAAACTTCTTCAGGTGCTTCTCTTGAAGCTATCAATAGATTACAACAAGGAACTATTTATAGTTTAGACCAAATTGCAGAAGCTTATTTGGATGTTACTAAAAGAGGTTTCGATAAGGCCGAATCTGATAAGATAATGGCTACTTCTACTAAATTAGCTACATTTTCACAAGTAGAATTATCTTCTGCTACCGATGTTGTTACAATGGTTTTGAATCAGTTTAATATGACTGCCGAAAGAGCGGCTGAGGTTGCTGATAAACTTACTTATGCCGATATTAATAGTGCGGCAAGTATGGATACTATAGCCGAAGCTATGAAATATGCTGGTCCAACAGCTTATGCGGCTGGTGTTGGGTTTGAAGAACTATTATCAACTATTGCCATGTTATCTGATGCAGGTATTAGAGGAGAGATGGCAGGTACAGCTATTAGAGGTATATTAGCCGCTGTTACTAATGAATCTCCAAAAGCTAGAGAACAAATGGAAAGATTAGGAGTTGCTATTTATGATTCTAATGGCGATTTTGTTGGTTTAAATGATGTTTTTACTCAATTAGCTATTTCCTTAGGTCAAGGTGATATGAGTACTAAATTAGAAGCTATGGGTGATATTTTTGAAAGAAGAGTCGCTACCTCGGTTGCTTTAGCTACTGAAAAGATTTTACTTAATAATGGAGCCATTTCCGATATGACTAAAGGTATAGAAGGTGCTAGTGGAACTCTTGACAAGTTTTCGATTAGTATGAGTGGTTCGGCAAAAAATATTCAAGTTCATCATGAAGAAATTGGTTCGTTTTTAAGAGATGTTGGTCGTTGGAGTGTAGTTGCTTATTCTGCTTTATTAGATTTAGCAGATTTAGTCAATCCTTTTTGGTGGATTCCTGAATTGATGAAGGATACAGAAAAAGCTTATCAGATGGTAACCGATTTATTTAAAGCACCTATGGAATCTGGAGTTTCTGGAACTAATATTAAAAATAATCAAGATTTATTTGTAACACAAACTGCGATTGATATTGCTAATAGAAAATCTACTGATTCTCTTAAATCTTTAGTTGATTGGACAGAAAAAGGTAATCCTTCTTTAATTACTAGAATAAAAGCTATTAATGAAGAGGCTGATGCTCAAAAAGAACTTATTACTTCTACTTTTGAATCTATAGATGTTAGAATTAGGGATAATCTTGTTTATCAACAACAACTTAAACTTTTAGAAAGTGTTACAAATGCTAAAATTTCAATAGTTAATATAGACGACCAGTTAGTAACTGAACAACAAAATCTTAAAGATATTAATGAAAAATGGAATGATACTTTAAAAGATAATGCTAATCAATTAAGAGATGTAAGGTCTTCTTTAGAAGATTTTGGTAGAGCGGCTTCTGATGCACAAAAGAATATTTCTACACTATCCACCCAAAGATTTACTGGTGAAACAGTTATTTTAGGGTTACTTGATAAAGTAGATATTTGGATGAAGAAACAGAAGCTTTTAGAACTTGGTATAGCTGATGCTGGTGCATTTATTCAATCCCAACTTAGTAGAGTGGGAGATAGTTTTGATGATTTAATAGCCCAACAGGAAACGGTTATTGAAAATTCCGAAGATAGTGCTAATGCTTATGATGCTTGGAAAACTACTATAGAAACAGCTATTAAAGCTGAGGTTTCTGCTGGGGAGTCTCTTAATGCTGATGTTACTGATAGAGTTAAGACTTGGCAAACTGCTCTTTTAGGTATTAATAATCTTAATATGGGTGGTGGTAATACCAGTACTCAATCTCAGTTCGTTAATAAATTACAGTTAGCTTATGATGTATATTATGGGGACATGCATAATAATGTTAAAGGTTTTATGATGGAAGAAGAGGATAAAACTAACCAGATTACAGTTAATTCGTCTCAAGTTGTTGAATTATTAAAAACTGAAATGGCCGCTTATGCTAGTGCGGCTGCTGAAGTGGCTAAATTAAGAACGGAAGAAGCTACGTTAGAACAGGAAAGAAGAGAGTATGAAGATAAAAAAGCAATACAAGTTGATAAAAAAGAGAAAGATATTAATAAATTAGAAGATAAAAAAACAATAGCTGAAGGCGTAATAGATAATGCTGTTATACAAAATACTGGTGTTAATTATACTACTCCAGCGGGACCTGGCGTTGTTAATAGTGTTCCTTTTTATAATCCTTTCGATATGAATAATTTTCAGGCTGCTAATGAAATTGCTAATAGAAAAGAAACGCAACCGGGGTTTCAAATTATGGGTCCTACAGATTTTTTAAAGAATATGGGTACCAATGTTATGGACACTATTGTTCCTAATTTTATAAGAAGCTTTTTTGGTTTTGCTGAAGGAGGAATAGTTAATGGTCCTACTCGTGCTATGATTGGCGAAAAAGGTCCGGAAGCTGTTATTCCATTAAGTAAACTAGGTAAAATGGGTAATAATATTAATGTTACTGTTAATGTAAGTGGGTCTAATGTTTCGGCGAACGAGATAGCTAGGCAGATTAGGAAAGAATTACAATCTTATTAATGGGTGATTACGATTGCGTCTTATGATGATGTTAATGAAGTTTTATTTGGAACCGTTGGATTGCTAGTCACTGGTATCTCTCCTGTTAAGGTTACTGCTACTATTAAACAAACCTTAGGTAAAAGGATAGCGAAACATGAGATTCCTGGCATGGATGCTTTAGATTGGAGAATACAGTTAAATGGAATAATTTATTCTACTGGTGCTACTACTAAAGAACAGATTAGGGAGAAACTAGAAAGTTTACAAGATGGAAAGAAGCACGACTACAATGATGGTAGGATTGTTGGGAGTTTTTGCGTAGAAAACGAAGGTTTAACGTTTGACGATTCAGCAGATAGAGTATTCAATCATTTTCAATTTTCCTTAAGTTTGATAGAATGGTCCGGTGACTAATGGCTACTTATAGCACTATAAATAAACAGATGTTAGCTGGAGGGGCTACAGTTGGCTTGGTTGGATTATTTGCTTTCCTTTTCCTACTTACTGGGGTTAAGTTTATAAGTAGTGGTGACGTGGTTTGTAATGGGTTAACTTGTGAAGCGTTTGTTACGGTAAATACTTCTTCCAAAATTTGTTTTGAATACTCTAATAACAGTAATTACTTATATAAAAAACCTTACAGTACTACTGTTTGGGTTAATTTAAATAAAATATCTAATATAGTTAGTACTAACCCTAATATTACTGTAGATTGGTATGTTAAAAAAGCTAAGACAGGTTCGCTTAGTAAGAATTGGACAATTATCTATGATGGTTATTGTTGGAGTGGGAAGAATAATTTGAACAAATTAGTAGGACACGCCACACAACCTGCATATTATAAGTGGAGCTTTGTAGTTAGTAAAGTATCTGTGGACCCCTTATGGGCGAGTTGGTCGTACACGTTTACTAACAAGACTGTGGAGAGGGAAGTAATTACTTATAAGAACGTTACCGAAACCTCTATAGATTCTACTCCGGTTTATAAAAATGTTACTTTAACTAATATTTGTAGTATTGACCAATCCAAGAACGTTTCTATGCATTGTTATGATTGTACCATTAACAAAACCGTTCTTAAATGTTATGATTATATTATCTCACAAATCGACCATTATGATATTAAGAACGTTACTATAATTAAGGTTGTGGAAGAAAAGAGTATAGTTTCGGAAGTGGTTTCAGACACTTCAAAACTTAAAACTGGAGTGATTATCGGAAATAAAACTATTATTAATCCTAATATAAACATTTTTAATAATACATTAAATGAAATGTCTGTACCAGTAGGAGACCGTAATTGGATAGAGTATCCTTTTAGACAATATGAAATAGATAAAGGAGTTTCTAAACTTACCAGTCTTGATAAGATAGCTTTTGGTGTTACTAATGAAGTTTAAATCATTTTTTTTAATTGGATTAATGTTTATCTTATCACTTGTGATGGCAAGTATGGTTAGTGCTTTAACTAATGCGAATATAGTAGCTTATTGGGCATTTAATGATACCAGTGGCAATATAACAGATTACGGAACTGGGAAATATGGAATTAATAATTTAACTGCGTATGGTTCTCCAACTTATCAAATAACTGGTGTTGGTGGTGGGAAAGCAGTTAATTTTAGTAGTGGAATTACTAATTATGCAAACAAAGCTTCTCCAACAGGTTTACCTTCAGGAGCAAGTAATTGGACAGTATCATTGTGGTTCAATGGACCTTTTCAAACAGCAGATAATTATGGTTATTTTACTGCTTTTGGAACTTATACAACAAATCAACTTGTGCAATTTGGGTTTGATAGTTCTAATAATGTTATAATCTCTGGTTATGGTGGAGGTAATGATTGGCAAACAGATGAATCACTTACAACAGAATTTAGTGATGGAAAATGGCATCATTTAGTTTTAAGATGGGGTTCGAATATTGGATATTTATACATAGATGGTGTTTATAGAGAATCTTGGGCTCACGCTAAAAATGTTGGAACTACCTTTTTAAGTGTTAATAGACAAGGTGCTGGAACTAGTGGTAGTGGTAATGTCAGCATTGATGAATATTATTTTTTTAATAATTCTATAAATGATGCAAGTTGTTCATTAGATGCTATTTGTGGAGGAGATATAGCAACATTGTATGGTGGCGGAAATGGATGGGATATAACACCACCAAACATCACAACTTTTGTTCCAGCCAATGGTTCAACAAGCTCTCCTGTTAATGCTATTAATTTATCTCTTGATGAAGCTGGAGGAAATTGTAGCATAGTTAATTGGAATAATGTTACTACTTATGTTAATGAAACCGCTATTCATGGTGTAAATTTAGATTGGGGAGACCCTTCTGGAGGTGGTTCTTGCGGTATTAAAATAAGAGCCACTGAAAATATTACTATAACAGGTATATTTTATGATATTGTTGGTGGCGGTGAGCAAAACTTAGGTAGGACTACTCAAAGATTTATTTATGATAATGGAACTAACCCTATTAATTGGACAAGAAGTGGAACGAGTGCTGTAGGAAGTTTTAATCTTCCAGCAAATACAAATCTTTCTTTAGATATGCCAGTGGTAGCTGAGGGTTCTTGCACATATTCTAATTTAGCTTCAGGATTTCCTTTCACCAATGGTTCAATTACTTGGTTAAAAGGAATATACTCAGGAGCACCTCATGCATCAGCATGGAACATGATAAGTATAAACTATACTAAGACAGGAACTCCAACAAATAATAACCCTCAATCTGTTTCTTGGGTTTATGATAGTGGTAATACTACACAATTCAATTATAAAAGTTATAATGCGAGTAATGTTAGTCAGGCAGTTAGTCTCTCCAATGGTCAGTATTATTATAATGTTAGTTGTTGGGACTCGGCTTTGAATAATAACAGTGGAAACTATTATACTTTCACAGTAGGAAGTGGAGCTTCTGGAAACATAAGTGTAACTCTTAATAGTCCAGCAAATACAACTTATACTTCTAATATTACTTTAAATTTTAGTTATACTCCTAAATCTTATGTTAATAATATTTCTAATGCCACACTTCATATCTGGAGTGGGCATGGAGATGTAGTTAATGCTAGTGCTGTTGTTAATAACTCGGCTAACTTAATTGAGGCAACACTTTCTGATAACAACCTTTGGTATTGGAATGTAGAAGTTTGTGACATACTTGGTTTTTGTTTTCAAGCTCCAGCTAATTTTACTTTAACTATTCACCCATATACTAATATATCTAATTATAATATTACAAGTTCAGTATTTAGTGAAGGAAATAGAACTCTTTGGAATAGTAACGGAAATGTTATTATAAATAGTAACACTCTTAGTCTTACTTTAACTACTGGTCAAAATGCTAATTGTTCCGGAGTAGTAGATACCAACCTTAATTATTCTACCGCTGTCGCTACTAATCCCAATTATAAATTCGCCACAACAACTACTACTTCTCATGCTTACACAGTTTTTGATACTTATACTGGTGGCAATCACTGTCTTTATGTACATTGCGTCAATTATGCCGACCAAAATATAGATACTAGTAGTGGTTGTCTTAATTTTACTTATGTTAAAATAGATTGGCTTTATAACATTTCTAATATTTCAGTTAATGAATATAGTTCAACCATCACTTATCTTACTAACCTTTCTAGTTATGTTAATGATACTGGCGGATATAGTACCACTTTTAGTATTAAATCCGAGAATACTAGCCAGGTAGATTGTAATATAACAGGTAATAATCTTATATTATCTCCTTTTTTTGGTTGGTATGGTAACGCAACTTGTATTATTGGTGTTAATGATAGCATAGGAGCTAATGGACTTAACCAAACTCTTGGTATAAATGTTATATATGTAAATGATGTTCCGGTTTGGGTAGTTAATATTTCGAATATTACTTTAATGGAAAACTTTAATAGTTATACTTACATTACTAATCTTTCAGATTACGTTACTGCTCCAGTAACTAATGAGTTTATTTTCAGTATCCAGGCCGAAAATACCAGCCAGGTAGATTGTGAAATTTTGGGAGTAGATTCTCCTAATATTTGTTATCAAGAAACTGCTAATGTATCTACTGTTTGTGGTGGATTAAGTACCGGAAATTATTATTCGACTAATACAGATTCCTATGTTTATATTAATTATTCTAAACTAATCAATAGTATGAGTACTAGTTCGTGGCGTGTAAAATATGGATATAATATATCTAGTGGACAGGCTATAGATAAAAACTTTTCAATACCTTCCGATTGTTGGTCACAAAATAATTTACAATATAGGTTTTATTCTAGTATAACTCCTTTCCTTTTTGATAATTTTATACCTTCAACTCTTAATTTGAGTAAGTTTTATAATTATTCCGCCCAATCAACTTATGGTTCCGGTAGTTATATTGTAAATGGTTATCTTCAATTAGATGCTGGTGCCTATATGGATACTGGTAGAACTAATGAATATGGTCAAATGGATATTTATACAAATGGTACAATAGACCCTTTAAAAATAGCTTTAAAATCTAAGATTACTTTATACAACCTTAGTATGTCAGGTCAATGTGGTGCTTGTGCTCACAGCGAATCTACAAATATCTATACAAGAATAATCTTCACAAATCTAACTAATGATGTTACTATTTATACTGATGGTATAGTTGCGGAATGTGATGGCGGTGCTTCATATTCTCACGCAGGTAATAATTTTATTATAGAAAAACTTAATTCTACCCATTGGTACTATAATTATTCGGGGATAAGTTCTGGAAACGTTGATATTAGTTCATTAACCGGAAATATTTTTGTAAAAACATCAGCCTATGCTAGTAGAATCACTAATGGTGCCGCTTTTTGTAGTTCAACAGCAACAATGAAATTAAATAATATTACTTATGTTTCTCCTAGTTCTAGGGGAGATTGTTGGAATGGAAGTACTTGGGAAACTGTTGCTCCTTTGGTTTATGGTGCTAGTTTTGGTACACAAACTAGTAGTGCGTCCTCTTCAAAAATATGGGATGCTGATTGGACAACTGGAGCTAAACATAATGAGAGTTTATGGAGTTCGACGGTTGATAATGAAGAAGCATACTCTTCCCTTTATGAAGAGGCTATGAATTGGGACATAAAAAATGTATTAATATTACATTCAGCACTTAATTATAACGGTACAGCAAGTTGTACTATCGGAACTAATAATAGCGTTGGTTGGGGAGAGAATAGAACGTTTTATATAGGTGTTTTAGATAGAAATGTTTATCTTAATTTAGATGGTTTGTTTGCTAATAGAACTTATGAGTATGGTACTACTGCTAATGTTAGTATTGTTAGTGTTAATTCGGATAATTTAAGTGTAGGTTCAGATGTTTATATGGTAGGTAAAGGAATAGATTATTTTATCGGAGTTTCAAATACTACTTTTAATGCCAGTTATGACCTTTCTCTTATTAATACTAATAAGATTAATGAATTTTCGGATAATTCAACCAGTATATTACTTAAATATAGATTATATAATTATGAAGCATTTTATGTAGAGTTGCCTAATTATATTACTATTACTTCGGCAAGTTTAGATGTTTCAGGATTGAACTCCGACCAAACTCTTTTTGGTTGGGATGATATGTATAATAACGAGGTTACTTCAAAAACTTATAATTTTACAGATAATGGAAGTATGATTTTTAATTTAACTCTTAGAGATAAAAGGCAACAATCTGGAACTGGTAATACTCAATATATAAAGTTTGCTAGTATTCAATTTATGGTACAATCTAGTAGTGCTTATAATATTTCGGTAACTATTCCTAATATTACAAATTCTCTTACTATTTATAATTCAGAAAACTATTTACAGCCTTCTATAACTATAGTTTTGGACGAAAGTTATTTAAATAATTGGATAACTAATGGTAACATAACCGTTACTGATGGAATATATACTTTCCCATTTAATATTAGTGTAACTACTGGAGGAAATATTACTTTTAGTGATTTCATTATACGTTTAAGTTATATTACATATCCTGAAGATTTAACTATTGATATAGGTGATGATGGTTATGTAGATATTAACTTATCAGGTATGATTTCTACTACCAGTTCTAGTGTTAATAAATTTAATGAATCTGGGTCAGACTTTTATCATAGTGATAATGGTAGTTCGACTAGTAGAACAAGTAGTTTAGCTTATATAGAAGTTCCTTCATCAACTCCTTTTTCAACATTTACGGTTAGAATGAGAGGACAAAGTTCTAAAGATACTTATTATGAAGATTTCGAAGATTTAGATTATATAAACAGTTCAACTACTACTTGTGATTTTGATGCATTTTTTAATCAATATAGTAGTGAGATTAGCGGAGTTGCTTCTAGTTGTTGGATTTATTCGACAAGGTTAGATTCTAATAGTTCAAATATTACTAGTTTAACAGTTAGTATAGAACAATTAAATTATTTAAATACTTCAACCCTTAACTTTTATATTTCTAATGATAATGGAAATAATTGGTTTCCTATTCCTTTTAATACTTATACAAGTAATAGTGAAAATGTAAGTTTTAATACTTCAGGAGCAGATGTTATGTGGAAAGCTAATTTAAAACCTACCAGCTCAAAGAAAAGTTATTTATATAATTTATATTTTGATGGATTAGGTAATAGGCCTCACAATGTTACTTTAGATGTAGGTAATGATGGTATTAGTGATTATAACTATACAGGAAATCTTCCTATATCAATAGATACCAGTGGCAGTAATTATGTTCTTATTAATTTTAATACTTCACTTATAAGTAGTGCTATATCAAGTTGTACTACTCCTTTCTGTACTTTCCCTATAAATGTTAGTTTTGATGGAGAGAGATTTGTTAGTTTAACAGACCTTTCCATTACTTATTCGGTTCAAGATTTAAATTTAGATATTAATCCTATAAAAGCTTATTTAACTAATGCAGGTAGTAGTTTAATTAGCAACACAACTACACCTACCTCTCCTAAAAATGTAAGCACATCCAAAGTAAGTATTAATGCTATTACTGATGGAGTTAGAGTGGTTAAAAATGCAACTATAAATATTACAGGTAGTTACTATGATTAAAAAAACTTTATTAATATTATTAATATTATTGCTTTCATTAATTAATTTTACTAGTGCAACTCATACACATGAAGGTAACCATATAGTTTATATTAATTTAACTTCTTTTAATGCGGGCAAATATGGTGTTTATGCTAATGGTTCTTTGTATAATGAAGAAATAATAGGAACAAGTGAAGGAAAGGTTTATCTTACTGGTATTATTACTATTATTGGTAATAATGGTGCTAATGGTTATTCTCCTCCAAATCCTGGTATTGATGGTATTTTAAATATTACCGCAGAAGATATTGAAATTAAGGATGCTATAATTACTATTACAGGTGGAAATGGTGGTGATGGTTCTACTCCTACTAATATAGCAACTGAGGGTGGTGCTGGTGGTTCTGCTATTTTTATATTAAATGCTTCACATAGTTTAACTCTTAATAATGTAACTATTTTATTGATAGGAGGAAAAGGTGGTAATGCCAAAACTGGTTCTATTACCGATAATTGTACTTCTGCTAGTGCAAATGGTGGTGCTGGTGGAAAAACTTATTATTATATTTATGATAATACTTCTAATATTGATGATGTTAGTATGACTTTTACTAATGGAGATGGAGGAAATGGAGTTATTGCCTATAGTACATATGGTTGGGATACTTGTGAACTTTCTGAAAATACGAATGGCGGTCAAGGTGGAGTAAGTACTTTATTTTGGGAAAATATAGGTAATGGAACCGATGATATTTATAATTTTGATACAGTTATGATTCCTGGCGATGCTGGAGATAACGATGCACAATGTGCCACTAGTTGTGCTACTGGAGATACCGGAACCGCGGATGATAATACTATGGGTTATGTTCCTTTAGATGCTAATATTACTTTCCAATTTTATGATATTAAAATAATAAATTCAACACTTAGTTCTACTGGTGCTCACCCTGATGATGCATCAGTTTGTTGTTCTAGATGTGGAACAGGTAGTACTGCTTATTCTGTCGAAGAAGGACAGGTTGGTGGAAATATTTATTATAATTTTTACGAAAACTATGCTAATATTACCAATTTTGATGTTACATTAACTGCTGGAGAAGGTAGTAATGCTGGTGCTATTAAATGTAATTATCTTACTAGTAGAGCGTCTTATGGTGGAAATGGTGGTCATATATACGCAGATTATTATGGTTATAATGAATCTTACTCTAATGAACGATGCGAGGGTATCTTAACCGCTACTGGTGGAGAAGGTGGAAATGCGGCAAGTATAAATAGTGGAGATGCAGATGGTGGAGATGGAGGAGATGTATATACCTATTTTTATAATACTATAAATTCTTATAAATCAACCTTTACTACTGTTGGAGGTATTAGTGGTAATGATGTAGGAGATGATGGTTGTAAAGGTGGAGATGTAAAATTTTATACTTATGATAAAACAGTTTTTAATGATAGCGATATTTCTCTTTCAGGTGGTGGTTTTGGTATTGGTTGTTCATTTTCTACTACTGGAGGAGATACTAGTTTTATTAGTTATGATGATATAGATTTTTATAATACCAGTTTAATTTCTATAGGATTTATAGGAGATGAAAGCGGTAATAATATATTAACAACTTATGGGGATTTTATAGCGGATGCTGGTAGTAGTCTTGTTTTTGTTTCCGATACTTCTACTTCTTATGGTTCCTTTATGCTTGTTTCCACTGGCGACTTATTTGAATTGAAATATTCACAATTAATATCTATATTAAATAATAATACTTTAGCTATTATAACCTCTCCCGAAGTAATATTTAAAAACTCAACAGTTTATTTAGGTACTGCTCCTTCTAATACTTTAAGTATTACAACAACTAGGTTATTATTACAGAATATGGACTTTACTCCTGTTAGTGCTTTGGATACTAATGTTGCTATTAGTTCTCCTAAAATTGTTGCTAATAGTACTCCTGGTAGTTTGGGCGATTTTACGTTTGATACAAGTTATACTAATGTTACTTATGATAATTTCTGGAGTACTATATCTAAGGTAGATTTGATTAAAAAAGATAATAGTGGTTCGGCTAAGTTTTATGCTAGTTCAAATTTTAGTTGTTCTATTGGTATAGATATTGATGAAGAAGCTATGGGACCTTATTATATAAATATTACTTTTTATAATGGAACTACTGCTAAATATACCGAAAATGAAATAGGTATTCCTCCTTTAACTACAGAATATAATTATAATTCTACCATACAAGTTAATGGTAGTCATGTTGGGGAAACTTGGAATTGTTCCGTTAAACTTTACTCGGATTTTAATAAAAATAGTAGTGATAAGGAAGTTATAGCAAATAGGTATCCTTATAATCTTAAAGTTTATATAGGTAATTCTTCTGATTATTCACATAATTATAATGGCGAACTTAATAGTTCTTGGGTATTAAATTTGGATAGAGGAGAGTTAAATCATTATATACAAAGTAATTGTATGACCGAAGGAAGTTGTACTATTCCAATAAGGTTTACTTCGGAAGAAGATAGTCAAATTAATTTATCTAATATAGTTATTTATACAGGAGTTAGTAATCCAACTAGCGGAGAAATAACTGTTCCTTTTAATACAACTACTACACAAAATGGTAATATTAATTTTTCAGACTTAAGATTTATTTTTGGAAATCTATCCGGTCAAAACTTTAGAATTAGAGGATTTTATAATATTGGCGGAACTAAATACTATTTTGATGATGATTTATATGCTAGTGTTTTACTTTCCAATTTTACTATATCTATTATTCCTAAAGGAATGAATGAATGGTATGTTTCCCCTAAAAGTGCAACCAGTAAGAATGTTGCCCCTATGGGCGGTAATCCTTTCTGGAATGTGACTAGTCATTCAACTGATAATTTTAGTGTTTATCTTAGGTATAATGAAAGTCTTTCAAATACTTGTATCAAGAATAGGTTTGTAAGTAATGATTATACTATAATTTTAAATACTACTCCCCAGTTATTTATGAATTTTACAGGAATTAACCAAGTTAAGAACATCAGTACTTATACTAATTTCAGTTGTACTGGTGGAGGATTTGTGGAACTTCCTTATTTTATGTTCATTAAGAGGTGCTCGGGATGTGTTGAAACTGATGATGCTTATACCTTTGGAGAGATAGAATAAAATGGGAGATACTAGCGATAGATATAATAGAGGAGAACATGGTGTTATCTTTCTTAGTGATGCTTACGCCACTCCTTATAGAACTATCAAGATTACTGATGGCGAAACTGGTATGGTTTACGATGTTAGTGATTATGCCTTAAATTTCCGAGTTATTCTTCCGGCCACCGAGGCTCTTCCTACTGCTGAAGTTGTTTTAGATAATAGTGAAGGCGAATGGCTTGATATTTTTGATGCTGGTGATGTATTAGAAATATGGGCAGATTATGAAGATGGTTTAACTACTAAGATTTTTAAAGGAAAAGTTACTAATTGCCAATACAGTCTTGATATGAATGGTTATTTAATTAATATAGAAAGTAAAAGTTGTCCTGAATTATCCGACCAATTAATTATTCAAGAATTAGTTAACCAATTAGGTAGTGATGGAATAAAAGCCATTATTGATGACCATTTTAGTGGGGTAGTTACTTATATAAATGTTTCGGCACTTACTACTAGGATTACTAATAATTATTCTAACGTTAGTGGTTGGAGTGCTATAGTAGATATTTGTAAAAGGTGCAATGCTGATTGTTATATCGATAATACCGGAGACCTTCATGTTTTTTCTCAAAACAGTATAAAAAGTGAGGAAACAAGTATTGCTATTGGAGTTAATCTTAAAGGAATAGATAGGTTTGGTAAAGATTATGATATTTTAAAAAATAGAGTTACTGTTTATGGAGAAGAAGATGGCGGAATTGTTTATTTAAAGACGGAAGAAGATATTCCTAGTCAAACTGATGTTTGGAGAAAGGATGAGGTAGTTTCAGATTCTACTCTTAAAAATATGACTCTTGTTCAAGAAAAAGCTAATGCTGAACTTAGTATTACAACCAGTCTTCCTGACCTTGGTAATTTATCTGCTTTAGGTCTTCAGGTTCTTAACCCTGGGGAGCAAGTAGATTGTCAAGTTCCTTATTGTGGCGTTTCGGGTTGGTATAGAATTCAAACTTTAACACATATTTGGGATGAGGGTGGGTTCTATTCTACCATTGATATTAATGAAAGAACTATTAATATGTCTAAATTGTTTAAGGATAGAATTGATGCGGAAAAAGTTATTAGACCTTTTGTTAATTTAAATGATATGACTAATAGTTATACTATTGATTTTATTAATGAAATTACTACTCCTACTTGGACCTATGAAAATACCGAAGTTTCTGAACAAGGATATTTAATAGTTACTAGTCCTGCATCGGATGGAAAAGCTACTAGTCCTACTACAACCTCGGAGAACAATATTACTCAATGTGAGGTTAGATATTTAGGTAACTATCCTGATACAGAAGAAGATGAGTGGGAAGTTTGTAATGATGATGGATTGAATTGGGAAGGTATAGTTCCTGGTTCCGGTCAAATTTTTACTTTTACAACGGCTGGTAATCAACTTAAGGTTAGAATTAAAAAAATGTTTGCTGGTGCCACATATTCTAAGATTTGTGTACTATACAAATAATCGTAAAAGTTTTACAACTATATAGTAGTTAATATAGCATAATTCTACGCTTAGAAAATCAATTCTGGCCAATTCTGGTGACATTAGGAGAACGATTATTAATTAGACATGATATATGTAGGCCAAAATAATCGTTGCTCTAATGGCTTTTAATTAGGTCGAGAAATAGAGAAACTTAACAGGCCTAAGGTCAATTACGACCTTAGGGAGTTAATTTTTACTTGGCGTTAACAACTAATTTCTTAGCAACTATAGCCTTATATATTGTGTTATATATCTCTCCTACTAGATAAGTTACACCTGTAGAGGCTAGGAAAGCTTCAGCGGTCATAAAGTCTGCACCTGCAACTGCTCCATAAATTCCTATACCTGCACCTACTATCAAAGCAGGAGCGGCTTTTACCCAATCTATTGAGTTATCTTTTGTACTATCTGGTAAGTTTTTAACATATCCTACCAAAGCTCTGGAAAGGCCTGAGCCTAGTCCTACTAATATTGTTCCAAATGGTATCATTATATTTCACCTTTATTCGTCTTTCGTAACAATAATATCATCTTCAGAAACCAGCATCCGACGGCCTATAGCGAATTTTTTGAAGACCTTCTCAACCTTAACCTTTACCTTCTCTCCTACAGAAGTATTTGGTATGAAGATTATAAAACCATCATACTTAGCAACGCCATCACTTCTAGCACCTCTACTTTCTATTTCAACATCTACTTCATCATCCACTCTAATTGGTGGTCTCTTTTCGGAATCGGCCATTTTTAAATCTCCTCACAAGCTTTACTTAATAAACTTTACTAAAAAAGAGGGAGCAAAAGCTCCCATTTATTGATAAACCTCAACATCTCCTGTGATGTCATCACCAGGTAGTGAGAAGCTGAATCTATCTTCATCCTCTTCTACTGCTATGATAACTCCATCAGTTGTCAAGACTTTATCTTCTTTAGTTCCTAGACTAACTCCGTTATAGACTATTTCTGTAGGCTCGGATTGTTCTTCTGTAACTCCTAACTTTGTAAAGTCAGTAACTACATCTAATTTTCCGATACTTAGTTTTGTACCAACATAAGTTACACCTAATTCTGTGTCTTCAAAAGTTAGTTTTAATGTATTCAAATCTGCTGTTATCCAATCATTATTGTCATCCCTGTAGAAAACATTGGTTGCATTAATTCTAACCTTGTTAACTTCTTCAGTACCAACACTAAATCCTCTATCGTCATCAGATACTAATTGAACAACTGGCATATGAGTATCTCCTTGTTCTTCAAGTGTCAAATCATATTGGTTGTAATTAACATCTGTAACTCCCAAGAATTTAACTTTAACATAACCCTCAGGGAATACTAATTCCTTTCCTATAGCGATAGGTTCAAAACCGTCTTCGATGTCTTCCAAGTCATCTGCTTGTCTATCATAACTGACACCGATACTCCTTAGGTTAGCTCCATCAAATTTTATTGTATAGATAAAGTCTTCAACATCCTCAGTATATTCGTCCCCATCAGCGATTGTTTTGTAAACAGTCTCTCCTAGGTAGAATTCTACTTTGTCTGCTCTTCCTTCAGCGGCTTCATTATCCAAGATTTCTATTACAGAAACTTCAATATCTGATGCCTCATCAGTTTCGCCTTCATCTAGAGTTGATGTAACTTGTCCATTAATGGAAAATTTAGCTCCGCCATTTTCACTAATAAAATCAACGGTGACTACATAGTCTTTTCCGTCTAGTGTAATAGTTTTGGTTGCTCCTTCATCCATCAAGAATTTAGCTCCTTCTCTAACAGTTATCTCGCCAGTAACATTGTTTGCTTTTATAATTTCCATATCTTTACCAAGGAACTTTATGTTCAATGGTTCATCTTCGGAAATATCTGAAGCCAACAAATCATCTTCTATAATGTATTTGTAAGCAATAGCTCCTTCATCTGTAGTAACCAAGTAAGGTTTCTCAGCAAAGTTCTCATCGCCTTCTATTGATGTCATTAGTTTAAAAGCATCTGTAAAGATTACTTCCTCTTTAACATCATAATCGTCTCCATCAAATTCCACTTCATCATTAATCAAACCAAGGTCTGAATCATCAAGTGTTGTATTCTCGCCTTCATTAAAATCCATTTCAAGAATTTTTCCTGTTCCGCTTCCTGCACCAACAGTAACTTCAGCTTTAAGACCTGTTATCTCTCCTTGTAATGCTTCTATTAATTTAGCATCTTCCAAGATTTTAGCATCGTTTTCAGTTGCCTTTTTCTCTGCAACTTCTTTAGCCAATTCCATAGATTTAGCAATATCTTGCTGTGTTTTAGCTATATCAGTCAAATCTGATACAGATTGTTCAAGACCTGTTGTCTTGGTTGCCATACTATCTAATTTTGTACTAAGAGCGTCAATTTGGTTCTTTTGCTGTTCAATAACTGCTCCGTTACATCCTGCTAAGAATGTAGCACCCAGCATTAAAGACCCCAACGCTACTCCCTTCATAACTTTTTTTATTTCCATTTTGTTTAAACCTCGCTTATAAGATTGTTCCACTAGCTGTAAGCCAAAGAAATCAATCCCCTTTAACATTCAACTTTAGCCATATTTTAAGAAAGGAACGCATTTAACCTTGTTTTTAGCGTCCTTAATTACTATATACAAGTTCTAGTATTTAAAGCTTTCTGTTGATTTCGTAAAGTTTTTATAAATTTTATATAAATTCCTATAAATCCTTCTTAAAACCAGGTAAACGAACTCGAATTATTCCGTTATAAAAATCTTTCCTGCGTAAAACATCTCTATCCACCTGTTCTTTTAGTTCGGCGTAACTCCATTCCCATCTAGTTTTGTAACAGGAGAGTATTTCTCGTTCAAAATTATCCTTCCCTAACCGTTCAATATCGGCATTAAGTTCGTTACAGGAACCATAATAGTCTCTCCAATCTGTCTCCTTTCGAACTAGTCTTTTATTTTTCTTTCCTTTTAAAGGCTTTAACTTCCGAATTGAGAAGAATAGTTTCTTCCCTATATAAAACTTTCGTTCTGGTATGTTAGTTATAATATATGTGTACCCTATATACTTGGTTATATCTTTAGGAACGCCAATCCATTCTACCATTATAATGCCTCTTTTACTATCTTTCTAAGAAACTTAACCAAAGTAGCCATCTTTACCTCTAGGAATTGTAGGTTTTATATTTTCATCTGTTGGTGGTAATGTACCTGGTGTTATTTGATTAGGATTCATGGCTACAGGTACTTTTGTATCCATTATTTCCTTAATAATTTGTTTAGGTGTTGGAACACTTAATACTTTAGATAAACAAAAACCTAAAATAAAAATATTAGTTAAGAAAAACACTATTTGTAATCCTAAAACTATTAACATAATTATTAACATTGTATAAACATCTAACATAAACTCACCTCAAATATCAACTTGTTCTATCTTAAATTCGTTTCTTTCACGAAACTCGGCTTTTTTCCCCTTATTCCATTGTTGAACGGGTCTATAATATCCCACAATACGACTATAAACTTCTGTAGGTTGTTCGCATTTATCTATAGGACATTTAAAATGTTCTCCACTTATGTAACCATGTTCTTTACAAATAGTAAAAGTTGGACTAATAGTAAAGTATGGTAATTTAAAGTTCTCAGCTATCTTCTTAACTAAATTTCTTGTAGTTCTCCAATCATGTAATCTCTCCCCAATAAATGCATGAAATACTGTTCCACCAGTATATTTACATTGTAATTCATCCTGTTGAGTTAGTGCATCAAAGACATCAATAACTTTATCAACTGGTAATTGTGTTGAATTGGTATAGTATGGAGTTGTTTTTGTACCAGCAGTAATTATATCAGGAAACTTTTCTATATCATATCTGGCAAATCTATGACTAGTACCTTCGGCTGGTGTAGCTTCTAAGTTATAAAGATTGCCAGTTTTCTCTTGATAAACCACTAACTTTCCTCTCATAAAATCTAATACTTTAAGAGTAAAATCTTTACCCTCTTTAGTATCAATACCCTTATCTTTACCTAAGAAATTCAAACAACACTCATGCATACCATTTAAACCAATAGTACTAAAATGATTTCTTGTTGTACCTAAATATTCCCTAGTATAAGGAGTTAAAGCTATTTTAAGAGAATACTCTATCTCTTTTCTTTTTATTTCTAAAGATTTAGAGGATATATCCATTAACCTATCTAGTTCAATAAAAAACTTTTCTTCACTACCTTTAGTTTTAAACCCTAATTGTGGCATATTAATAGTAACAACGCCTATACTTCCAGTCATTTCTCCTGCTCCAAATAGTCCGCCAGTCTTTTTCTCTAATAATTTTTTATCTAATCTAAGACGACAGCACATAGAGTAAGTATCCTCAGGTTTCATATCACTATTTATAAAGTTTTGGAAAGTGGGAGTTCCATACTTGCCTGTCATAAAGAATATCTTTTGAGCAATTTCTCCTTCCCAATCAAAATCTTTGGTTAAATTAATAGTAGGTAAAGGAAAGGTAAATGGTCTACCATCACTATCACCTTCTATAAATAAATCAATTAAAGCCTTATTAAATAAATCTTGTTCTTTTTGAAAATCCACATATTTCTCTTTTTGCTCCTTACCACCTATAATAACAAACTTATCTTTTAAAGGTTCCGGACACTTAAGGTCTAAAGTAATATTAAAGAAAGGTACTTGATTACCCCATCTACAGGATTGGTTAATACTAAATATAAACTCTTGAAGTGCTTGTTTAACTTGTTCAGGATTTAAATTATCATACCTAATAAAGGGGCATAAGTAAGTATCAAAACTACTAAAAGCTTGGGCGCCACTTGCCTCGTTTTGGAGGGTTCCTATATAATTAACGATTTGTCCCAATACCGAATCGAAATGTTTTGCTGGTTTTGCTGAAACCTTTCCTGGAACGCCACAAAATCCTTTTATAAGAAGTTGCTTAAGGCTATGACCTAAACAATAAAATATCTTCCCACCACCATCAAGGTCATGTATATGGATAGAATGGGCTTTATGAGCTTCTTTAATTTCTGGAGTGTAAACGTTATTAAGAGCGTAATCGGAAAGAACGGCCCCTGCTATAAAGGATTGTAACCCGCTATAACTCCAACGAGCATTAGCGTTTTCGGCAATTCTCCAAGACTTGCTATTGACATAATTTTCTACTGTTTCCTTAATAAATTTTTCTACCATGTTTCCACTCCATAAAATTTTTAAGATTATATTATCTATGCAGAATAGATATATATACTATGTTCACCTATTTAAATCTATCTAAACTTATTTTAAAAGATTTATATCAGCGTCTACCATATTTTTTACCAATTCCCTAAATGTTACTCTAGGTGTCCATCCTAGTATTCCTTTAATTTTTGAAGCATCTCCACAAAGTTGAGGAACTTCAACAGGTCTATAAAATCGTTCATTGATTTTAACCCTAATTTTACCATCTTGATTAACTCCCAATTCAAAAGCATCATTACCCTTCCAAGTAATTGTTTCTCCTATTTGCTTAAATGCTTCTTCAACAAACTCCCTAATACTATGAGATTCTCCAGTGGCAACTCCATAATCATCAGGTTTATCGTGGTGCATCATCATAATCATAGCTTCTACATAATCCTCAGCATTACCCCAATCTCTAATAGCATTAAGATTTCCTAATTCTACAAAATCTAAAGTTCCTTTTTTAATCTTAGCAATACCCATAGTTATCTTACGAGTTACAAAATCTGGACCACGTCTAGGACCTTCATGGTTCCAAAGCATACCATTTACACAAAATAAACCATAAGCTTCCCTATAACTTCTAACTAAATGATAACTAGCCAATTTAGCTATAGCATAAGGAGAATTAGGTAACATTTTAGACTCCGTATTCTGTGGCATACTTCTATTAGTTCCAATCTGTTCGGAAGTACTTGCTTGATAGAATTTTGTCTTTGGAGAGTAAGTTCTAATCTCTTCCAATATCTTAAGTACTGCTATTGTATTAATTTCAAAAAACTGTTCAGGTATCTTAAAGCTTTCAGGAACTAACGATATAGCGGCCATGTTATAAAAGTAGTCAGGCTTGTACTTTTCAAATATCCTATGTATAAAATTATGTTCGCAAATATCTCCATTCTCTAAGATAAAATTGGGGTCGTTAATTACATTATCTAAATTTTTAGATACGCCAGTAGGATTCCAGCGTTCTATTCCAACTACCCGAAAGTTTTTCATATTAAGATATTTCTCTACAATATACGAACCATCTTGACCAGAAACCCCACTTATCACAACCACCTTCATTTTTTCATCCTCCATTTATATTTATAACATTCTACAGGACATTCTCCGACTAATTCGAAAAATCGTTTATTTGATTTTGCACTAATTCTTAATCTATTTCTACTAGTTAATGTAGAAACTATACCTATATCGCTCAATTTATTTATTAAAAAATTATTATCATCCCTATTAAATGCATCTGTACAAAGAAAAATTTCATAATATTTTGTATCTTTATCTCTATATTTCGTTGGTGTATTTATAAATCCATCACCTAAAAACCAAAATAATAATGTTTTGCCATTTATTTTTATATCTTTTGGAACTATTTTTTTGTTATCAATATACCATTTTTGTTTTAATTCTAACCAAGTTGGAGATGAAAGAGATTTTATATGAAAACAATTAGTTTTTTTATCTTGGTATAATTTACCCCATTCTATATCTAATTCTTTACAAATAAAATCTATATATTCTTTATATTTATATCCATGTGAATATCTAGCGGTTGTTTTTTTACTTTGAAACAAACAACCATCACCCAACATAAGACCATTTATTATATATTCCATTGTCTCCGAAATAATAAAAGGTTTTGTTCTTGGTATAGTATTAATTTTACTAAGCAATTCTTTGGTTTTTTTGGAATGGTGCTTTCCATAAAATGAATTGTTTTTACCATTATTATTTTTCAACATATCCCTCCTACATCGATTTATAAACTGGTCTTTGTACACACTCTAATTTGAAATGTATTTTTTCCAATAATTGTACATCTTTTTGGTTGTGTTTAACTATATAGGCCAAAGCATCTGGATGCCCTGCGGTCGCTAAACTCCATTGTTCTGGAGATAAAGGAGTTTTCTTAACATCTTTAATACCCACAGCCTCTCCTATACTACCTAATCTATTACTATGCAACTTAAGTTTTTTCTTAGCAATATCATAAGTATCCATAATAAATAATTCCATATCCATAGGCAACATACCTTCCAAACCATGCTTAAATGCTCTTGTACGGATAAAAGGTATATCAAACCTATAATCTGCTCCATAATGAGCATAGATTACATCATAGTTTTTAAGTGCTTCAAGTAATTCCTTAACTACTCTTTTATCAAAAGTATAATTAAAAATCTCGCTTTTTTTAATAACACTAAAATCATACTTATCCTTTCCCTTATGTTTAATAAACCAACTAAGGATGTATCCAAAGTCTCCATTAAGATTAGTTGCTTCTATATCTAAATAACCAACCCTAAGCTTTTTTAAAGCATTGGTCTTGTTCTTTTCCCATCCGCCATCTCTCATAAGCCTAATTCTTCTCATCATAGCCTCATAAGTTCTACTAGGATTAATCTTATGCAATTTAAGATATAAACTCATTTCGCTTGAGGAACTCTTAAAATATTGTTCCATTAAATTTTGTTCCTTACTTGTCCAATTTATTTTTATCATGTTCTCTACCTCACATATATTTATCTAAACCTTCTCCTTTAGCCATTATATCGCTTAATTCTTTATTAGCTTTATCAATATAACCCTGGCTTATTTCAAACCCTAAATAGTTTCTACCCATACGCTTGGCTACTTTAGCGGTGGTGCAAGTCCCGGCAAAGAAATCTAAAACCGTATCTCCCTCCCTAGTGAAATTCTTGATAAAAAACTCCGGAAGCCAAGTAGGGAAACAATTTCCTGTTATAAATGGTTTTCCGTTTCTTCTAGCTACAAAAGTATAGTTTTTTCTAACCGTGGGACACCAAACCTTACCTTTGTAAAATTTACTTTTAATTATACTTTTATTTTTATTAGTTAATATTCCTATCCAATCTTTATTGTTTAAATAAACAACATTAATATTTTTTCTTTTAGTAATGATAGCACTATAACCCAATCTCAAAGCTAATATTTGAAACCAGTCAGTTGTTTTTTTATTTTTTTGCGAAAAACAAATTCTACCATCTTTTCTAATATGACCATCTCCCAATACTAAACCTTCAAATAGTCTTTTAATTTCGTTTTTAGGAAGAGAAACCAAAAATCTATTAAGTTGTTTATCAGGTATATTCTTTAAAACCCATTCGATTAATGGTGATTTTTTAAGATAAAAATCATAACCTTTTCCGTGTTTTCTTTTAGAATAAGGTATTTCTAATTTTTTAATCAAATCTTCTATTCTTTTACTTTTTTTACCTCTATTCTGAAAAATACCTATCGTATTGGGAGAATATTGTTTACCATTATATTCTGATTTAATAAAATGTCCTTCCGATATTATCCAACCTACCAATTCCGCAAACGATTCTCCTATACTTCCCATTACTGTATAATCAAAATCTGCGGCGATTCTTATTTTATCCTTTTTAGATATTTGGTCGGCCAAAACAATCATTTCTTTACCTTTTCTTTTAATTACACTTCTGTGGTCTGGTGTCATTAATATATCTAATCTTTTATTAGTAATCTGTACTAAATTTCCTTCAAAATCTAATTCATGTAAATAACTTAATCTTTCATATTCTATCTTTCCCGTTTCTATATTATAACTTGCTATTTTTGTTCCTTTTTCGCAATCTAGTTCCTTATAATTTTTCCAACCCTCTATTGTAAGAATTTCTGTATCTGGAGTTAAACAGGCCAAGTTTTCTGTTCTATTCCCAAAATTTGGTGGATAAATAAGGGTGTTAGATACTACTCTAGCACCTTTTTCTCTGTTATCCCAAAAACAATACTCGAACTTTCTTTTAGTAGCCATTTCGGGTTTAGTAAAACAAATAATAAATTCAAACCCTGAACTAACTACGCAGTCACAAATTGCTGGTTGGCTACAAGTTTTTGCCCACACAAAGTATTCTTTTATATTGTCTTTAAAATCCCACATTATCTGGTTCCAAACCTTCTTGGTTCCGGAAAGAATCTGGAAGTTCATAAATACATAATACTTAGATACTCTAATAGCCTCAGTAAGGCTTTCTTTAATTAGTTTATAATACTCGTCATCGGATAAGTCATCTTTATAAATATCATACTTACTTTTTTTACCGCTACTAATATCTACCCCTGCACGATAAGGAGGAGAGGTTATACTAATGGCAACTGAATCTTTTTCCATTTTCTTCATTCCAGAAATACAATCTTCGCATATAATTTGGTTAATTTCCATTATTTTCTAACCTCTCTAACAACATAAAAAGTCTCGGCATACTTGACCCCAACCTCGAAACCATTATGAGCATCCTTGTCCTTAATATACTTAAAATAGTCTGGCCACTTTTTTATTTGTGACCTATGACAACCTATTGCCTCAATTTTTGTTATAAATTCGTTTGTAATATCTTCATAAACTTGAGGAATAAACTTTTCAATAGTATAACCTTTCACGGTAGTCATACTATACATATAACAACTAATATCCGAAAGCCTAAGTGATGTAAGAATAATCTTACCTAAAGCCTCGTGATGTTGATTACTATCATAAATGCAAGGCATATAAACTCTATCTGGTTTAATTTCTCTAATTAATCTAGTTACTACTCCTACTTCTTCCATTCTTTTTTCATCATAGAAAGTAAATGGTGTTTCGTTATTTGTATATAATCTAAAAGGTTTTAGTATTTCTTTACTTTCCATCTGTTCTTCTAATCTAATTTCTTCACATTCTCTAGATATAAACATATGAACCTCGTGCCCTTGTTTAATAAGTTTACTTATCGTTCCTCCCATACCAATCTCCAAATCATCAGGGTGGGCGCCGAAACATAATATTTTCATTTTAACACCTCAACTATATATGTTTTGTTCTACAATAGTATCCTCAAAAGGACTAATCTTTTTACAGCCAGGACAAACACCTAATTTCTTTAATTGTTCACAAGTAGGTTCCATATTATAATCCATACAATTAACAGCATTAGTCCATTGTTCGTCCAACCCACCAAAGTCTAAATTCCTTCTTTCATCTTCATTAAGACAACATTGTAATACCATTTTAGCATCTTCTCGTTTATGAATAAAAAGTAGATACTTCATTAATAAATATCTTATCCTTCTTGGTTTATCTTTAAGTTTCATAATATAAAGAATACAAGGAGGATAGTTATTAAAATTAGGTTCTTTAGGGTTTTCAATAACTGGCTTTTTCCGATAATCTAAACAATCTGGATTAATTTGTTTAATCCAATACTTCATATCTAATTCAATTAAAGGTCTATTATAAGGAGCTTTAGATACCCTAATTATATCTAATTCTGTAAAAGTAGTTTCTATAAAAGTTGCTCTATAACCATCTTTTCTAACTGACCCTCCAGTTGAAATTAGTGTTTCTGGAATATGGGTTGGTGGAGATTTATTAAGTCTAAGATTACTATTTAAAAGACATACTAAATAATTAGTAAGGACTAAATAAAATTTTAATGCCCCTCCATATCTTCCAAATAAACTAGTTAGTTCAGGTTTATGAGAAGGTATTAATGATAATACTTCTATTGATGTTCCATTAAATCTATATCTAAAAGTATTAGGGTGCATTTCTTCTATTATTTCTATACAAACCATCATTTTTTTAAGAGTATCTAAAGGATTTGCATATCCATCTATAATATTATTTAAATCAAATACATAGATATAACTTCCATTTTCGTTTCGTATAGATTGATACATTACAACCACCTCTTAATACTTGAATTACCGACACATAAATCTTCCCAATCCCAATTAACCGTTTTAAAAATAGATTCTACCTTGCTTTTAATAGTTTTTCTAACTACTTCATCATAATCAATCTTAAATCCTATAGGAACTTCAGTTTCAAAAGTAAGATATTTAGTATCTGGATAGCCAATAACTGCTTTAATAGGTAACCATTTAGGTTTGTTACCTTTACCGAAGTTGGTTTTTAAAATTTCATTGCTATATAACGCTCCAACTACTACGGGTCCTTTAGAATCATATTCTTTAAGTTCTTTAGTTATTTGAACAGGAAAACCTATTTGTTCGAGTATATATTCTTTATTTCTTATCCTTTTTTCTATACTTCTTAAATAATCTTTAACTTCCAATTCTGGTTTACCATCTAATACCATTTCTAAAACGGTGGTTTGTAAATTTTTAGATATAAAATTTTGGTCCGACCTAATGGCATCAACTCCTACCATATGAAGTTTATTAGGGTCAAAATATTTTTCTGACCATAATAACTTATAAGCATATCTTTTTTTAGCTCCTGTGTCTCCGCCCTTTTTATATAACATAATCATTCGTTCAATGGCTTTCTCAAATTGAATATTTAAGTAATGCTTTTCTACATTAAATCTTTTAACAAACTCATCATAGCTTTTATTAATAACATTTCTTATCATAGTTCCTTCTTTTAAAACACCTATTTTAGTCTTGCTTTTAGCTTCTATAAAATTAGAATCGGTATCGGCATAAACAACATTATAACCCATTCCTTTAACAGTATTAATAGTATGATTAATAATATCTCTACCAATTCTAGTAACTGAAGAGGCAAGTTCTGTCTTATAAAGTCTGGAAGTTCTGTTTCCAAGAATTCCAAAAAACGCATTTCCCAAAATTTTTATGGCTTTCTGTCTTTGGTCATTCATAGCCCTTTCATCATCGGTCTTAGATTCTTTCATTAGTTTTTTAAAATAATCTCTTTCTACCTTTTGTTTCTCTAACAATTTAGGAATGAAACCCTTTTCTCTTTTAAATTTTATACCTTCACCAACATCAATCTCTCCATTAGGGTCAAGTGTTTCATAACTTATATTAAAAGTTTTAATAATAGATGTATATAGTCCTTCTAGGTCAAGACAAATAAGATACTCATACAAACCTGGTATTGGTTCGATTATAAACGCACCTTCAAATGGTACGCCTGGTTCCTTTCTTTTATTAGGTAATATAATTCCAGGAAATGTACTCATCATATAACAATCTAAAATATTGGAGGTACCATAAAATACTTTATCAACATCTTTAGCATGGTAAGGTTTAAAATTATCAAATTGGCACTTTGTAATTCTTCTTACTATATCTACGAACTCGATAATATGTTTCTTTTCATCAATTTTTCTAACTAATTCAGTATCTTTAATGTTATATTTGATTAGTTGAGGTAAATCTTTAAGCCACATCTGTCTATAACTAAGAGTATGTTTAATTTTTTGTTCGCCTAAAACTTCTTTAGCAACATCATCCAAACTATAACTAGGCATTTCACTATCCTTTATAAATGGATGCTTAAGTAATTCTAGTATATCTAAAATAACTAATCCTTTAATATCTATATCATTTTCTCTTATATAAATATTTTTTAAAGGAGATAAATCCGAATAATTGATATCCAGTCTAGTGCACCTATTTATTAAATAAGGTAAGTCAAATCCTTTAATATAATAACCTGATAGTATATCTATATCTTCTTCTTTCATAAATTTTATAAAATCCTTTAACATTTCAACTTCATTATCAAAATATCTAATATCACCTATAATTTCTTTCTTTAAATCTTCTCTCCAAACAAAGGTAGTTGGAGTTCCTAATATTTCTATACTCATACAAGTAATTGCTTGGTCGGCCTTTACTATATCAGGCATTACATTTTCGCTATCAGTTTCTATATCGAAATAACCTACTTTTAAATCTTCTTCTGGTATATCTTTATAAGTATCTACTACATATCTATTAGCAAACTTGAAATCGCTCATCCAAGTCTTTCTATTCTCTCTTAATCTAACCATATCTTTAGTACTTTTAACAGATACTTTTTTAACTTTAAAATCATCAATAGTTACAAATCCTTTCTCTACCCGTACCACGGCATCATCTTCTAATATACAATCTTCTTCTACAAAAAAGTAAGGTCGAAAACTTGTAATTAATTCCTTTTTTTTAACCCCATTCTCTCTACTAAACACTACTAACTGACTAATTCCAAACTTATTAATGGTTTCAACTAGATACATTTATTTACCACACCACACACTTTTGTCATTAAAAAGATACCAAATACTTTGATAACCATTATCATTGATTACAAAAGGTCTTCTAATTGATAAAGGATTAACATCCGGATAGAAAGTAGTATCTATTGAATACATCAACCCAGTGGTTGGACTAAAATAAATACACCAAAAGTGTCCTCCAAGATTTGTATCCCCGATTGCACAATATAGCATAAAACTAGGAACTCCAGCCAATCTTGCTAATACATAAACTAATGAGTTCATATCATCACAGTCACCATAACCTTTTCCTAATGTTTTAGAAGCTTGTGCCCAATATTCAGCCATACCATAATTAGAGTTATCGGTTCTATATTTTACTCTTGCTTTAACATCTTTAAGGATAGCTACTATAATATCATCATATTCCATTCCAATATATCTTTGTGCTTCTTCTAATAATTCGGTATTTGGATTATCTATCTGTTCCTGTAAGAAAGAATCTAGTCTGGTGTAATTGCGATATTTACTGTCGGTAATCCAATTAACTGTAGTCTTATACCAACTGGATTGGTCAACTGGTTCAAACATTGTTTTTAGAAGTTTTTTGGCAAACTTATCTGATACTTTAATTTCCATTTAAATCACTCTCCGTATTATTCTGTAAGGTTTTTGTTGTTAACCAAATCTGTTCCGTAGCATTCTGGTCAATTATATACTTAATATAATTATCCTGAGTTACATTATGTAGGAAAAGTATTGTTCTGGCACAATCGTCCTGTGTTTTTAAAGTAGCACTTTGGGCTCCTAATAAAATACCTTTCTCAGTTCCTTTATCCATTCCATAATCATAAACTTTAAAGTTCGCCACTCCAGAACCTACAAGTAACAAACCCATTATGATTATAATAACTTCTTTAGCACTTATATTAATTTTCATAATATCACCTTTTTCTAAATATTTCAACTATTGTTTCTACAATCATACACGGAATAGCTACAAAAATTGCTAATATTACAACAATTCCTATGCCAATTAAAAGTATAAATGTAGCCATTGGTATTATAATTATTACTAAAACAAATAATGCTAATATTGCCAAACAAAACCAAGTTATTAATTCAAATATCATTTTTTAAATCCCTCTCTAAGTTCAACATAACTTAAAAATGCTAGAGTAATTAAACCAAGATAAACTACTCCTTTAATAATTGCCGGATTCATTTTTCATACTCCAAATCCATTAGGTTTTTTGAATTCTTTTCATTATCTTTAAAAACAAAACAATACCCTTCATGGCTCATATAACTAACTATTTGAATTTTTATACCCAAAAAGGTATCTATTGTAGTAATATCACGCTTATAAAAACTTTTTTGGTAATAAAAGTTAGTTATAAGATTTTTAAAAAGGTTAGGATGAATACAAATACGTTCTATATCATCATATTTATTAACCTGTTTAAGTCTAAGTATATTATCTATGATTTCTTCTACCAAATCTTTTTTATTTTTCTTCAACTTCTTCAAGACCTGTTTTTGTTATATTAAAATTAACATCCGATATAGGTAAATGTGGCGAATCAACTAATTTCATAACTCTAGAATCTGCCTTACCTTTTCGGATATATATTCTACTACAAGAATTGTGTCCAACTATATTTCCCCCTATTGGTTGTATTGGGTTACCAAAAGAAGTTCCGGGATTACTCATTACTTGATTGGTTACAAAAATACAACAATTATAAATATCTCCTATTTTACTTAATTTATGCATATGTTTATTAAGTAATTGTTGCCTCTCAGCTAAGGTTCCTCTACCCGTCATTTCCGACCTTGCGTGAGCAGTTAAACTATCCACTACTATTAATTTAACATTTAACTTATCCTTAGCTATCTGTTTCTCTATTTCTTCCACTAATAGTATTTGATGTTCGAAGTTAAATGCCTTGGCGTATATTATATTTTTAAGAACTTTCTCAGGGTCTAACTCTAACCCCTCACAAAAATCTCTAATCCTTTCAGGTCGGAAAGTAGTTTCTGTATCTAAGTAATAAACTAAACAACCAGGTATTTGTTGTTGAACTTTACAACAAAGGAAATGAGCTAACTGCGTTTTTCCGCTTCCGAAATCGCCAAAAATCTCAGTTATACTACCAGTTTCAAAACCATTCCCCATCATATCATCAATAGGTTTGCAACCAGTAGCTATCTTAATCATTTCAGTCCTACGCTTATCTATATCCTTTCCAGTTTCAAAACTAAAACTTAGCATTTCTCTAGCCTTTTGAATTAGTTTCCTATTAGTAGCTTCTGAGCCACCAATTATTTCAACTAAGTCAGCCGGAGACTTAACAGCTAGACCGATAACGTCAAAAATTCCTGCATCTTTTAATTTTTGAATTCCAACTTTACCAATTCCATCCATATCAGTTAATTCGACCATCTAATCACCCGCATATATTTTCATCATCTTTATTCTTATTCTTTAAAAAAGTGGTATGTTTTTTGATATTATCAATAGCTTCTTTAATAGTTGATTTTTGGATACTTTTCATAATAAACAATTCTTTAAAATAAGCACCACTAAAACCTTTAGTATCCTTAACTGCCTCATCCAATTCCTCTCCTTTTAAATCAGGAAAGTAAAGATGTAATAGTTTAACTCTGGATTCATCATTAGGAACTTCAACTTCATAGAACCTATCAAACCTACTAGGTCTATCTACTAAACCTATATCTAATCTATTAGGAAAGTTAGTAGTGGCCACAATTAAAGTATTTTCCAAATTTTCAATTCCATCAAGGAAATTTAATAAAACACTTCTATTATAACTCTCTATACCATCTATATCTTCCAGTATTAATATTCTAGGTTTATCTTTAAGTACATTATCTAAGTATTTAATAACGTCCAAATCAAGACCTTTAGTACATTCTATAATTATACCATAAACTTTACTTTTAAACCTAGTAAATAAGTGTCTAAGGAGCATGGATTTCCCCGTACCTGGACTACCATACATAAGTATTCCTCTCTTATAAGGAAACTTATTTTTTGTATAGAATTCCTTGTTATCAAAAAAGTTCTCAACATCCCTAATTATATCATCTTCTGAATCAGCATTTAATATAGGTTTCTCAGATTCGCTGATTTTTAGTTTAGAAAGTGTATAACCAAACATACCTTTTGTTACAGTATAAACCCCTGGTTTGAAAGAAACCTCTTCCGTATCTGGTATAAACTCATCCATAAATTTCTTTTTATCTTTACAAAAGGCGAAACCATAAAATATTCTTCCAAAGGCAGTATAGTTACAAATTAGTTTATAATCATCGCCATCATAAAAAAATGAATTAATGCTTTCTTGTTCATCCTCATCATTATAAGAATTTAGTTCTACAATAATATTCTTAAGTTTAGGGTCTATTTTGTGTCTTTCGGCAAAATCTACCATGGCACCCTTTTCATCACAATAAATAACTTCACTAAAATCTTCTCCGATTTTATATCTAGTTCTAATATCATCCCTAAGTTTATCCACAGCATCTACTATATTATAAACCTCTTGTGCTGGACAGTCTTCAAAAAGATAACCTCTATCAATTATTTCCTTTTGTGGCGTTCTAACTGTTAATGGTTTTTCCATTAAATCCATTGTTTCTTTTAAATTCAAATATTCTCCATTACTCATCTTTACACCTCTTCAATAACTATGTCTCCCATAGTTTTTCTAATCTCATTTTTATATCTAATAAAACAATTATATAACTCAAATACAAGCTCATAATACTCTTTTTCATCTTTACTATATTCACTAATATATTTACATAATGTTTCAAAAGTTCGCTTATATCTGTCTTCATATTTATTAAAAACAACACTATCATCAAGTCCGTATTTATTACTTATTTCATTATCTTTATAATAATTAATAGTGGAAACGAAATCTTTATAAAATGGCAAGTTCTTCTTAGCCTCTTCATAAGTATTATCTTCTATGGTAGTAGGTACTCTAATAACTCCACTAAAACTGAAAGGAATAAACCTATTCAATACAGCAGGTTGGAACATCTTATCAAAGAATTCCTGACCTCTTTCAATATAATAATTAGGAGGGTTATAAGCAATACCAAGACTTGTCTTACTAATATCATAAACTTCAAGAGTATCTTCTCCTTTTCTACTTTTTTTACTGTAACTATTAAAATAAGCTCCTGTAGCCAGTAAGAATTGTTGCATATTGGTCTTATCATCAGCCTTTAAGTTACCCATCTCATTAAAGAATAGGAAAGGATGTTTAAGGTTATATTCTAACTTAGCAAATGTGGCCCCGTAAATATTTACTATTGTAGAGCCTAAATCTATAAGGTTATTAATTGTACAATCTTTTCCGAAACCTGCTGGTGCAATAACTCGGTAATTAATTCGGTTACAAAAAGCGGTTACTGTTATTATCTTATATAGTTTAAAATGTAAAGGATTAGTATGTTCAAAATTACTAAGGTTATCTATTAAATCCCTAAACTCCATCTTTTTAACATTAGGAATTTTAACAGATTTATAATCTAATACCATAGAGAAAACTTCACCTTTAAAATCATATTCTTTACTTTTGGTAACTTTAATTGGTAAGTCTTCGACTCCTTCACTACAAAGGAAATATGTTTCCTTATTCTTATGAAGAAAGTATCCATAATACTTATCTGCTAAAATTTTAACACTTTTCTTCTTATCAAAAAGATGTTCAGGAGTCAAAACTCCATCCAAGATTATACCCTTAAAAAACTTCAAGGTGTCGTTGTGCATTCGTGTATCAACCAAACATATCAACCTCTCCCGAACTCTTATTAACTTCTATCTTACTTATGGGTTCTTTTGTCTTAAATTTTACATCACTTTCTTTGGCGGGTTTGGAAAAACTTTTAATAATGGTAGCTTTACCATTCGAATATTCCAGCAAAGTCATAATCCAGACCCGTATAGGCATATTTACATCACCATCTTATACAATTCTTTAGCCCGTTCTTCTTTAAACTTATAATCCGAAACTCCCATATGGATAGCATCTGATTCCTTGATTACTATACCATCTTTTTTAAGGTTAGTTAAGTCTTGAACATAGTGGTCTTCGTCTCTAGAGAGGGTTGTACCCCCCTCTAGTTTTTCTACTGTAAAGTTCTTAAATAACTTTCCTTGTTTCTCAACCACTGTCTTTGTTATTCTTACTTTAACACCTTCATTTCCATCACAGATTTCTATTAATTTATCATTAATAAAATCCGAAGGAAATATCAATGCCTTTCCTGTATAGTTCTGTTCTTCTCTTTTTTCATCTTTCCAATATACGCTCTGGTTAACAACATGACCAAACCATAAATGCCAGTTGAAAGAACCAAACTTACCTTTTGATACTCCTTCCTTTACTGGTACTGAACAATCAAATACTACTTCAGCACTACCATCTATTGGTATGCTTTTTTTCATATCCCAACTTGGGAGTTTTTCTTTTTCAGCCATTTTAGCACCTCAATTTATTTCTTAGCCGTTGAAAGCTTAGAATAGCAATCCAAACAAATGGAAGCAAATACAGCCAATCCAGGGTCGCAAGTTCTTACTGGAAGTATTTGACTAACATCCTTTTTCTCAAACTTATTTTTACATTTAAAACAAATAGCATCAGTACCTAATTTTTCCAGTATTTCATGGTAGAAATACATTGATTTATTTAATTCTTCCTCTGCTTGATTTACTTTATCTGTTTGGTTTATTTCTTTATTAACGCCTTCTTTTTTAATTTCGTCGCTCATAAAAATCTTCCTCCTCATCAATTATTTCATATTCGCCATCATAGTTGTTTTTAACATCGCAACCATTATAACTATTATTAATTGTATTGTAATGATTTCCTAACTTACCATCTTCGGCATATTCTTTAAGGTCGCCAGCCATGGCCCAAATGATTAAAGCAATAAGAATTAAGAGTAGTTCTATCATTTTATCCCTCAAAAATGATAGTAGTTATTAACAGTGGTACTTCTAACTGATGTAGGTTTCTCTTCCACTATTATTTCGTTGTTTGGTTTCTCTTTCTTCTTTTTCTTTTTTCGTTTGAGCCAATATAAAAAAAATGAAATAATGATAGTGAGACAAATACTACCTATGATTAGGTTAAATAACTTAACTAAACTTAACATCGAAACCGCCTCCGAAAAACGTTATTTTATAACTAATTTACCTTTTTTTAATAAGTAATTAGTGGCTTCTACATAACCACCATCTTTGGAAATGAGTTTATCAAAAACTTTCATTTCTTCTCCAGTTAATTTACCTAGTTCTGCTTTCATATTTACCACCTTAACTCCTTTTAAGTGTTCTTCCACTTTATCATCTTCAACGTTCCATAATGGCCCATCAGGAAATAGTCCATCATTTATAAGTAATTGATACAGCCGTTGGTCGGGGTGTTTAAACCATAAGGCTCTAATTTTTCCTAAAATCCGGTCTATTCTTTCAATATCTCTCATAATTACACATCCTTAACTTCTTCTAATGCTTTATTATAACCAACAACATACTTGTTAAGTTTTTTAACACTAAGACCACCATCACTATCCCCTATATTCTGTTCATTAAGTATCTTTTCAAAAATAGCTAGTTGTTCTTTATTAGCGTGGTGCATTAACTCAATCAGTTGGTAACCGTTAAGTATATGAAAATTTACCATGATTTTACCTCACTTATTAAAATTCCTACCTCTGTGATGGAGAGGTCCTTCGTGTGTCTTTCTAGATACAACCTTTAAGTTACTTGGTTTGTTGTCTGTTCGGTCATTATCCTTATGATGAACTACTCTTGAGTCTCCTTTTTTAAGACCTTTCATTTTACGATAATCTAATCTACGACCATCTTTATAAGCTGGATTCTTTTTACCCATTAAACTCTTTGCTATCTTTCGCTTGGTTTCGGCCGTTTGTGGATGACCCCAATCACCTAATTGTTCAAGGTCTTTATCGGATAGTTGTTCGGCAAACTCATCAATTTCACTTTCTAAAAATTCAGTATTATTAGTTTCTTCCATTTTAATTCCTCAATCTATTCGTAATACAGCTTCAACAGGACAAATATCTATGGCATCGCTGTAACTCATATCTGTACAAGCTCCACATTCTATACAGATATTCTTATCCTTTCTAAATTTAGGTTTTGTTTTTCCCATTTTTTACCTCAAATAGTAGGACCCATTACTCTAGTGGGTTTCATAGCTAAAGGAGAGCCACCTACTGGTTCTTTCTGTTCAGTAATTATAGGAGATACAATATGTTCTTGTTTCTTCTCCTTTATAAATGTTTCGATTGGTGTATCCACTATAACCTCAATGCTGGTTATATTTACTTTGCCTTCTTTTCGTTTTTTAATCTTCCACTCGAAACTAGAAATATTAGGCATCTTAGTTTTTATACAACTTTCAATTTCGGATTGTGATAGGGTAAGTCTAATTTTATAGCACCTATAATAGTATATGAATCTTCTCATATATAAATGTTACGATTGTTTGAATTGAGTATGGAAGGCGTAACCCTTCAAAGCTCAGCCGGGACCATCCGAATTTTATCATCGCTCATACTCAATCCATGATTATAACCGGAGACAATTTATCTCCTTTTACGAACTTGTATATTGGTATCTGGTTTTCTTTAGCATACTTAACTTCTTCTTTAGCTCCTTTACTTTCTTGCCAACCTTCCATTATAACTATAAAGTCACACCTACTTAATATTTCAATATCTCCTTCTAAAAAATCATTATCGGGAACTATACCATCCATGAATTGTGTGTTTAAATGCGGAACAATCGCACAATAGCCTAGTTTCCAAAGTTTAATACCTACATCTCTAGCCTTAGTTATGTTGTTGTAAATCTCTGATGGCGAGCTCCCCCGATACTTTCCCGACACATATGCTAATTCCATCTTTAACATCCTCCAATTCTCTATCTGTAAATTTAGAACAATAATTTTTATTCTCCCAAAAAAAGTGGCATTTACGATGATATTTCTTCCATATTAAACAACCTTTACAAGTTTTAGGAGTTTTCATATTAGTTCTTTTTCTTGGTCTAATGTTAACCAACTTACTAACTTTTCAAACCAGTTAGGTATCTTAAATTCTTCTAATTCCAATTCTTCAACGTCTTCACTAAATATTATTTTTTGTTTGTTACCAAATAAATTAGTTGTCGATATAGTTGTTCCGATTAACATATATTCATTACCTATTTGTTCAGGAACTAAACTATCTACTACATAACCATAAAAGTATGAATCTGTAAACATACCAGTATGTATTTCCCAATCATAAAATATTACAATCTTATTATTTACTCTTAATGTTAAATATTTTATTGTTTTCATTTTAATACTCCAAATCCATCAAAAACCTATTATTGGTTAAACATACCATTTCTGTTAAATAAAAGGATATATACATTGTTTGTAATACTTCATTTATATAAAGAGGACTATCATCTTCATCGAATTTAAATACTAATAATTCTACTTCGGTTGGTTTATTAGGGGTTGCTTCCATATGGAAGGATTCTACATTGGTCATTTCTATTCCGTTTCTAAATATTCTCCATTCATTACCTATTGACGCTATCTCTATTTCATAGTTATTGGTTCCATCAGTTCCTTTTAATCTAGTTTTTACGTTTACCATATTAACTGGCGATAATGCGATTAACCAAATATTACCAGATTAACTTTCTGGTCATGGTCTTCAACTGGTAACTTTTCTACTATCTGTTCCATAAAAGCTAAACCTATTGAATAAGTTTTGTGTTTGGAAAGGTACTTATCATAGTTTCCTTGTCCTCTACCTAACCTATTTCTTTCATGGTCAAAAGCTACTCCTGGTACCAATATCAGTTCTACATCTCCTTCATATATGTTCCCATATTTAAATATATCTAATCTTTCTTCTTCTCCAATTAATCGTTCTAACTCTTGAAGTTCCATACCTTTGGGAGTAATCTTGGGTATATAAACCTTTTTATTTAGTTTAAGGCTTTCTTTTATAATTGGCATAGTATCTATTTCATTAACGAAAGGTTTATAAATACATATGCTTTTAGCCTTTATAAATATATCTAATTTTTTCAAATCATTAATTACCTTATCACTAGCCTCTGTTCTATAGAAAGTAACCATTTTAGTACTGGCTTTTATAGTATCTCTAACTGCTTGTTTTTCTTCTTTTATTCCCATTTAAATTACCTCCTCAAACTCTTTCAAAATCTGATGTTTACAATATCCACACAATTTTAAACTATTTTTTAACATATCTTTATATTTCTGTTTCTGGTTAGCAAGAGCTTGTTCTTTCTCTATTTCCCAATCTTTCTTTTCTTGCAATCTTAATCTAACATTTTCAACCCATTTCGGTTCTGATGGATTAGATAAATCCATATACTTTTGCAATTCATCTATAATGAAAGCTTCTTTTATTGTAGCATAATCTCTCAACAATTTATTAGTAGTTGCTTGTATAAGACTAACTTCTGGTGTTGCTTCAACGAATTTTTCATCTAAATCTCCAAAATCTATTTCTTGGTCTTTTCCTTCATCCCACATAATTTCATCTTCTTTATATCCATTTTTTTCTTTAATATATTCGGTTGGTTTCATATTTTTCACAACTCCTCAAACGTTTTCAATAAACCTATTATGTGTTCTGAATCAAATAATTGTTTTTTCGATTTCATTTTTTCTCTTTAAAAACAAATGTTGGAGTAAATCTATGTATTTTATCTTCTAATTCGGATAATTTACATCTGTAACCAGCATCGAATCCGTGAATGAACGCTTCCTCTTTTGTTAACTTCTTTATAAAGAACGGAATTCTTACTTGCCAATGTTTTATTCTTTCTAATGTTTTCTCAAATAATTTCTTATCCATTCACCCACCACACATTATAGTCGGGCACATAAAAAACTGTTTTATCGGTAGTATACCATTTCATTTTAGACCTCCACCTCTTTTGTTCCATCACACGTTGGACACTTTACAGCGAAACTTCCTACCATAATCACTCCTGTTCCTTTGCAGTGCCAACAAGTTTGTTTCGTTTAAACCCCTCAAACTCTTGGTTTATCACTTTTAATACTATCATTTATTATCTTGTCTAAGACTTCTTGGTTAAATTGCTTGATATTCTTCTTTAACCAACCAATATCTTCTTTGGTTAAATCTTTTGGATGTTTATAATATCCTAACTTGTTTTGTATCTTTTCTTTTATTTTATTGAATGCATCTTTTGTTTTTACTGGTTTATTAAATACCATAAACTTTTCTAAAACTAAATCAGAACAATACAGACAATAAGCTGAGTTATTACACCAAGTTGAGTTATCACACCAAGTTGAGTTATCACACCCAGTTGAGTTATTACACCAAGTTGAGTTATTACACCCAGTTGAGTTATTACACCCAGTTGAGTTATTACACTCAGTTGAGTTATCACACCAAGTTGAGTTATCACACCCAGTTAAGTTATGGCACTCAATACAACCTCTGCAATTCTGTACTCCTTTACAATCCTGATTATTTTGTTCATCTTTCATAGTTTCAACTCCTCAAACTCTTTCTTTAAATTATCCCACTTTCTTTCTAACCTTGTGCTTGTATAAATATCATCATTAAATTCTTCTATAAACATTTCTATCATCTTTGCTTTCTGGTCAGCAAGTCTTTGAGGTATTACTGGGCAAATAGCTTCATTAAGACAAACAAACCTTATATTACTCTTTTTCATAATTTCAACTCCTCAAACTTTTTCTTTGTTTTATCGCCTCTTTCTTACAAAAAGGACAATAACTTCCTTCCTTAGTTCTAACTCTTTTTGTCTTTCTATTGCAACCATAACAATATTCCAGATTTGTTTTTGGTTTCATTTACAACTCCTCAAACTCTCCTTAATTTGAATTTATTACATCCCCCACAAAGATTAACACTCGCATAACCATTCATGATGAAATCTTTAACGATAGGGCAATACTTATCTCGTTCTAAGTTTACACAGTATAAACTTAAATCTTCGGGTTTAATTGTTGGTTTCATTTACAACTCCTCAAACTCTTTCAAAATATCTCTTCTTAATGCTTGACTACTTCCATTTTTCATCGCTTCTGCAAAACACCTAACTGGCTTTTCTGGAAAATATTTATAAATAATTTGAATCATTTTCTGTTTCTGGTCAGCAAGTCCACTAATATAACCATTATGAAAACCACAGATATATTCTTTACTTTTTCCAATCTTCAAGCTCACTTTAATCAATTTCATAGTTTCTCACCTCCTCAAACTCTTTCAAAATATTATTAACTACTTTTGCTTTGTATAATCTAATCCCAATTTTGACAAAATTAATATATACCCCATTATAATCTTTTAACATATCATCTTCACCTGTTTTCTCTACT